TACTACCATAATGAATGATATTATTGATCTAGCGCAAGCGCGTGAGCAAAAGAAAGAAAAGGAACGGCAAGCGTCCTTAAAAAACTTGCCGCCGCAATACGTAGAATATGTGCAGTCAAGAGAAATTCAAATTGCCTCTATGAAAAAACTCACTGCGGAAATTGAGTACTTCGAAAAAGAAATTCTTACATTTTCAAAAAATCGTAAATTATCTGGACCAGTAATCGATCATTATTTGTTAAACAAAGTTACGCTCGACTACGCATTGGAATCTCTTCGAGTTAGCGATGCAAAAGTTAAAGAATTTTATCCATTCGCCGATCTATCTCCGATTTCTTTATAGACCTCATTATTCGATTGACTATGATCCTCATGTTTGTTATGTTGTCTTTAATGAAACGGCGTATTATGCGCCGTTTGTTTTTAAAAACAAACAACTAACTTTAATCCAGGAGAATAAAATGGTTACTCAGACACAGAAGATTCTTACAACTCTTCGTTCAGGCAAAACTCTCACGGTTGCTCAAGCCCGCACACGTGGAATTCTAAATCTTACCGCACGTATCGACGAATTGCGTCAATCGGGCGTGAAGGTTCGTACTACACGCTTTACGACACGTAATGGCGGCTCGGCTGCACGTTACAGCCTCTAATTAATAAAAAATAAAATGAAAAGAGCCTCGCAACTTTAGCGGGGCTTTTTTTATTCCTTAATTGCTACCATTAATTGTTTTAAATCATCGACTGACATGCCGAGTGGATCTTTTCCTGTCGATGCAATCCAATCCGGAGAAATAATTGCATAGACTTCGTCCGTGTATGCCGAAAAAAATTGCCATGACATTTTATAAATGCTGCCCCATGAAATTACAGTAACATATTCATTATCATAGCCCACGCATATAATTGCATGGCCACCTTCTACTTGCGTGTGATTTGCATCATATTCCCAAATAGCTTTTGGCATTCCTGTTTCATCATATATACTATTCGGAACTTGAAATCCAATATATGCCACGCCAAAATCATTAATGGTAACTTTTACGTCTTGACTGTTCCGCGGATCGACTTCGATAAAGCCAATAATTTTATCAACGGTACCGTCAGCTAATGGTATTCCAGTATGCATGATATATGACAACACATTTTGTTCAATGCCGCCTTGATCTGTCGATGGATCGCCGGGTTTATATCCGCAGGCAGCTTCATATAATTTTAAAACGCAATCGTCGGGAATAGTTTGTTCGGTTAGCACGTTTACGCTCCAAACTTGTCGCGCATGGCCGACTGCAGCACAAGTGCAACATCCTAAGGTATCGTTGTTCATCATGCCCCAATCAGTAATTCCTTTAGTCCAATCAACCGAATCTGGTGGCGTAGGAATATTTTTCGCACACATCAAAGCAGACATGTGCATAATTTTCGGGTTGAATAAGCGTGGCAATCTGCCCAATTTAAATGACATGTTTTTCTCTCCTAGGTAAAGAATATCTACATATATTTATTAAAAATGACCTCAAAACCTACCTTGACGTTTGCTAGTTTTTAATGTATTGTTTTTATGCAGTTAAATAATGTTGAGAAATAAATCTGGGAGCAAACATGACTTTAGATATTAAAGATATGGTCGGCGGAGACAAGAAGGTGAAATTTTTGTATTACAAAGATAGTGAACTTTGGTATGTGACACAAACCGGATTCGAATTTCCTGTGCCAATTAGTGATGCCGTCGGCGCAACGTTTAATGCAGAAGATAAAGCGATCTACCTGATGCGCTGGATTCGGTCGCACATAAAGAATATCGAAAATAGTAAAGCAGAACAGAACAAATAATTTATTGATTTCTCCTCTAATGGTAAGAGGTCGGACTGTTAATCCGCCAATCTTGGTTCGATTCCAAGGAAATCAGCCACTAATTTCTTGACTACAATTTTAAAATCATATATGCTTATTTCATAGCGCGTTAAAAAGCGTTATCTTGGGAACCATGAAACTGGGTTGGGCTATTCAACTGGCACCGTATTATGTGTCGATTGCAAGCGATGCATAGTTATTACCAAAGACATGAAGAGGGTGGACCCGCTTACGGTAGTTGAATTAAAGCCGTGGTTGTGGGCATCCGTCGTCCTCTTACTTTTCATTATGTGTTCGGAGATGTCTAGTGCAAGTAAAAATTTCAGCATCGACGGCACATAAATTTTCCAATTTTTGGATATTCAAACTGCATCACACAACGATAAATGTTCGTGGCAAAGAATGTGATGAGTACTATCAGTACGATTTGCCCACAGGATTTCTAGAACATGGAGTGGAACGTGTAAATTTTGAAAAAGCAGTGTCTATTATCGTTGATGATATTGTTATGAATTTTATAAATCAAAAAGATGCATTCGATCCGCGTCAGAATTCAGCAGAACATGAATATCTGATATACCGTCCGAAGTCTGATGCGGATGAAGCAGAATTTATTGCAAAAGTAGCAGCATTAGACGGAATGATTTTTGATATTTAAATAGAGTATATGTTTTATTTGGGGATAGTTTAATAGTAGAACCTGAGTCTTTGAAACTCATGATGCTGATGCGATTTCAGCTCCCCAATTCATGTTACCTAGTGCCAGAAAAGTTATGGGTCAGCCTGCAAAGCTGAATTAATGTGGTTGCAAAATCCACCTAGGTATCCATTTTTATACTACGGAATGTTGGCCGAGCCCGGTTTATGGCAGCGATTTACTAAATCGTCGAACTCGAAAGGGTTCCGTGGGTTCAAATCCTACACATTCCGCCATTTTTCTTTTGACAAACCATATCATAAACAGCTATTATAAATTCTCAAATAGGAGATTATAATGGCACTCGTAGTTTCATTAATTGGCGGCCCAGGCCGAGGCAAATCGACGACCGCATATAAGTTGATTGGTATGCTCAAAGCAAATCATATGAAGGCAGAAATTGTAATTGAATCGGCGAAAAATGCCGCATGGGAAAATGCCAAACATAAATTACAAGATCAAGTATATCTTATTGCCAAGCATAATCATGACCTACGAGTTTTAGATAATCAAGTTGATATAATCGTAACGGATGGTTCTCTATTAAATTGTCTGGCTTACTGCTCAGAAGATCAAGAGCTTGAAAAGAATTTAGCAAGAGAACTTTATTCTCGCTATAACAACATTGGCTTTATCGTTCCGAGAAAAGAAAATTATATGCAATACGGCAGATCGCAAACACGTGATGAAGCAGTAGAACTTGATAAGAAAATCTTTGATAGTATTGCGTATTTGCCAGAATCAGAACGAATTGATTTGCAGCATTTAGAAAGTAATGATGAAGAAGTTTTGAATACGATTTATCAAAAAGTTATCGAGAGAGTATCATGAAAACGTTGTCAAAAGAAATAAGCAAACTGTTCACATCACACGAATATTTGACAGTTACATTTATCGTAAGAGCTACTAAAATTTCTAAAAAACATGTGTTGGCATGTCTTGAAAATAACTCGCATATTTTTAAGAAATCATATATGTTATCAGACAACGGCGCCGATGTATATTTCTTGCGTAAGAATTGTTTTTGGAAATTAAAAGATATTTGGAATACTTTCTGTCATATCAACTCATTAAAATATTAGGAGATAATCTATGAAGAATTTTTTGATTTTAACAGCATTGAGTTTAATTTTAGCAGGATGTTGCTGGTATGGCGGGCATGAACATGGCGGATGGAGACATATGATCTTTATGCCAACCGTAGAAAAAGTTAAAATATGATTATGCTTAGATTAATTTTATCATTGTTTGTTCAGTTTCTAGCATTAGTACTGCCGTATTGTTTGCTTATTACTTTTTGTATATTTTATGTGAATAACGCATTTATAATTGGATTGCTGTTTTGTTTATATGTGATACCCGCAATGACATTTTATGAATATGTTAGAATCAATGTAGAAAGATGGATGAATTAAATGAAAAATATTATTATACTTTCTAGCTTATTTTTGTTCGTAGGATGCCATGAAGTAAAACATGATCCCGAAAAACAAGTGCATCTATTACAAGAGTGTGTTTCTAGTCATGTACCTGGTGGCTATAGTATAGAGAGTTTACAATTAAGTCATGATGCGGTTAGTTATTGTGAACGATTCGCAGAAGAAAATTCACGTATTGACGGATGCAAATAATGAAAAAACTTTTCTTAACATTAGCATTTTTAATAATATCACATGCAGCAAGTGCATCAAGTTGTCCAAATCTATATCCGAACAATTTTCAACTGTCTGGATCTTCTCTAGAACTCTGTAATTCATTTTTCGTAACACGCTTTGACACAGTTCATAATGTTCCGTTATTTTCATCAGAATTATTGAATCCAAGTCAGCCAAGTGTAGAACGATCTAATGATTTCCATCCCGATACACGTTTAGATAAAAATGTTCGTGCAGAGAATTCTGATTATGAAACAACGGGTTACGACAAAGGCCATCTCGTTCCGGCAGAAGATGCATCTACTCCACAAGAAATGCACGATACATTTTTATTGTCGAACATGACTCCCCAAGAGCCAAGATTAAACAGAATTGCTTGGAGAATGTTAGAAGAAACAGTTCATAAACAAGTTACTGCTAGTGGTCGGGCAACTATTATTATAACTGGCGCGATATATGGTAAGGGAGTAGTTCATTATATTGGGTATCATCAAATTCAAGTGCCAGTAGCATATTATAAGATAGTATATCTTGACAAAAATATAGAATGCTTTTATGCTATTAATGATAATACTGCTCCTAGAGTGCAGCAAGTTGCGATTTCTGATTTACAGCAATATGTGCCATTTACAATTCAATAGGAGATTATTATGGATGAATTTTCAAAAAAATTAATACTCACAAAGCTGCTGCCAGCAGCAGAAAATCATATCAATGATATAATCATCAGAAATTTAAAATTTGTATCAGATATTTTAACAGGAGTAAAGTTGAGAAGTGCAGTAACTAGCGAGATTATTTCTGACGTAAATGAAGAAAAAGCAATACAAAAGTTATTTGATCGATTATTGCTAGCGAGACAGGCTCGACTAAAACTTACTACTCTAAAGACGCAGATTATTACAAATACAGAGTCAGATGAGTACATCACAGATGCCATACATGAAATTACTGTAACAGTAGATACATTAGCTGAATTAAATTAGCAATCTATAAAGGAGTTTGATTATGACAGAAGATAAAACTCTCGAAAATAATATGCGTGAATTTTTTGTTAAAAATATTTCACTACATGAAGCTTTGCTTTTGCTTAATGCTGGTTGGAATACTACAGAAGAACATGCTATGTTTCTTGCAGCACAAGATGTTATTGCTAAAAACGCAGCATTCACTCGTGCAAGACTATTAAAAGATTACTACTATGCTAATTTCTTGACAGTCGCTGGTCATTCTGATAGATTGAATGATTAATAAATAAAATATTGGAAGAATGGCAGAGCTTGGTTTAATGCGCCAGATTTGAAATCTGGAGAACCCGCAAGGGTTCCGTGGGTTCGAATCCTACTTCTTCCGCCACTAATTTAAGTGCGTAAATATTATAGCAGGTTGGAGCAGTAGTTAGCTCGTCTGGCTCATAACCAGAAGGTCGGAAGTGCAAATCTTTCACCTGCCACCATTCGGAGACTAGCATAATGGCAGTGCGGGGCTTTTACATGGCCTTGGTCAGTGTTCGATTCACTGGTTTCCGACCATTTCTTAACACTTGACATCTAACCTCATTATGTTATAATCAGCACATGAACACAATAATCAAAATATTATTTTGTACACTCGTACTGCCTAGCAACGTATATGCAGCTAAATCAACAATGACCGCTTCAATACGATTTGAAACGCCAGTAACGGCATCTATTAAAAATAGCAACTTTGCTCAACCAAAAGATCAATCAGCAGATATTCAACAAACTGCAAATTCAACAGTTATAATTTTCAAATAGTTAATAAATCATTAATAAAATATGACCTTGACATTGCGCCGCAATATGTTATTATTGCATAGTAAAACTGTTATGGATTTATTATGTGTTACCTACACGTTAAACGATTTTTAGACGTATCACTATCATCAGTCGGTTTGATTTTTTTATCGCCGCTGTTTTTAGTAGTGACACTTACCATTTTGATGACGGGATCATCGCCATTTTTTGTTCAACACAGAGTAGGCAAAAATGGGAAAAAGTTTTCTTGTTATAAATTTAAATCGATGCATGATAATGCCGATGAATTATTGAAAGAACATTTAGCCAATGATAAAGACGCACAGCAAGAGTGGCAACAACATCAAAAATTACGCAATGATAAAAGAATAACACGCATCGGCTATATAATTAGAAAAACTAAAATTGATGAATTGCCACAGTTGTTAAACGTGATTAAAGGCGATATGAGTCTTATTGGCCCACGTCCATGTCTGCCAGAACAAATACATCACTATGAATATGCATTCGAGCATTATATTAGTGTCAGACCCGGAATAACTGGTCTCTGGCAAGTCTCTGGCGGCAACGAATTATCATTTAAAGATAGGACCATTTTAGATAGAATATATGTAGAAAACATTAGCTTAAAAACTGATGTTACGATTTTGTTGAAAACTGTTCCTGTTTTGCTAAAGAAGTCTGCGTTCATATAAACGCTTGACTGTATTCAAATACGTGTTACACTGCTTCATAATTTAACATAGGTATATAATCATGACAAATGTTGCATTAGTTTGGTTCAAAGTCAATGCACTAGTTGGCGAAACAATAAAAATCACAGAAGAACATTATGCGGGTCTCGATAAAGATGAAGCGGGAGCGCCAGGATATTTTATCACGGTTAAGGGATTGCCGATGCACTTACGTAAAACTAGATTATTTGATGCGAGAAGTGTTGCCATTAATGACGGAAGAATTACTGGCGGAATGTGGGCGTTAAAGTCTGATACTTCGGCTGTAAACATTTTTAAATCTGAAATTCTTGATGTTATCGAAGAGATGAAAGAACGTCTGGAAGTTTCAATTAATAGTATCATGACAAAATAGTTTCTTGACTTCATTAACTATATCTACTATACTATACAAGATTTCAGATCGTTGGACTATCGCTGTGTGAAAACATAGAGGAAAGTCGGGCCTTCAGAAGAAAATAGCACTGGATAACGTCCAGCTAGAGTGATCTAAGAGATAGTACACAGAAACAAACCGCCAGTTTAAGTCAACTGGTAAGGGTGAAAAAGGTAGTGTAAGAGACTACCGCTAAATTAGTAATAATTTAGGCACTGGAAACCTTGCTAGAAGCAACATCGAATAGGGCAGTAATAACGAATTCTTCCGTTGCTGTCGGGTTGATGGCTTGAGGCTTACAGTAATGTGAGTCCCAGATGAATGATAGTCGTCTCGAAAGAGATACAGAATCCCGCTTATAGATGATCTGAAATCGTTTTTAATTTTTTGAAAGGATATATTATGTTAAACATTCTCGTTATTCTATTTGTGGCCTTGCTTGGCGGATTTTTCTATCGTTGTCGTGGTGGTTTTCTAGGAACTGGAAGTACATTTTTAGCGAGACTTTTATTTTGGGCGATTCCAGTTGCCGTATGGGGATTATGTGCGGATTGGCAAGTTGGATTGTTATGCGGCGTTATGGCATATGTGGGATTGTTAATTCCACACTCAATTTTTCAAAGTAATAATTCACTATTCTCTGTTGTTGGAATGGCAGGAGTTGGACTTGCTCGTATGCTATTAATTCTCGCGCCAATTGCATATTTTATTCCGTCTGTTTTGATTGTGTTGCCACTTGCAATGCTTCAAGGATTAGCATATTATATTGGCTGGACTTTCTTAAATGGCGTAGATAGCAAAATTTCTACATCTGGATTTACTGTGTTTGGATTTACATTTGAGGCAGGTCATTTTGCTATCAGTGGCGGCGAATGGGGTGAGTTTTTGACCGGAGTTGTATTTGGTGGCGCTCTTGCAACTGCATTGCTGAATTTTGTTTGATAAATATTTGATAGTATAATATAATTGACCCGTAGCTCAAAAGCAGAGCATTCGGTCGATAACCGAAAGGTTGGGATGGCAGAATTCCCCGGGTCAACCAGTTTTTAGTGCAAGATTAGTACAGTGGTAGTATTCCGGCTCGCCAAGTCGGGGGCATGAGTTCAATTCTCATATCTTGTTCCATTTATGTCGCCAAAACATAAAATTAATGTACTGCTTTCATAAGGCGGGAAAAGTGGGGAGGTACCACTTGGCGATACCATTTAATTGATGCAGTGCAGTATGCTTATTTCTTGACGATATTAAAAAATAGTGTTAACGTTAATGTATGAAACATATTTTCTTAACATTACTTTTTATTATTTTATCATCTTCTACCGCTATAGCATCATCCGCAATTTCTATCACACAAAAAAATGTAGTAATAGACAATGATGTTGCATCGTGGACTATTCATACTCCGGCGCCGGGTTGGGTAGTTGACAGAATAACAAAACCAATTGACGATGAAATTCAAGTTGGACTTATGAGATCGCCAGCAGAACAAGAATCGGTTTTAAAATATGAACGTCCGATTCCTGGTTTCGATAAACGTTTTCGTGTAGAAGTTGTCATGTATCAACGCAATGATATAACTGGATCGTTGCCGGTTGTTTCAACACATGAAGCATTTGTACTCTTCAAAGTTCACTTCTAAATATATTGACATTTGTAACGTAATTTGTTACATTTATCACTCGCTCAATTCGTTCAATTGTAGGACGAGAAATTGTCTATTTCTATACAGGAGTTCGATTCTCCTATTGAGCGCCATGTCGCTATCTTCTAATGGTCTAGGAAATTCGGTTTTCACCCGAACAATCGGAGTTCAATTCTCCGTAGCGATACCAGCTTTAAATATTTTTACTAATAATCGAAATCGTATCTGCAAGATTATCATTGTGAATTGTTGTATCTGCCCATCTTTCATATAATACTCGACGTTCATTATACAAATCTTCAAATGTCTGATCTGGCCGAATTACAATGCCACGCGCATCAAAATTTTTTATTCGTGTGATTAATTCTTCTATTGGAACTTGGAGATAGATAACTCGTCCGATTTCTCTTAAATGTATCATAGCTTCGTCACTGTAAACCACACTTCCGCCAGTAGATACAATACCTTCATATTTCAGAGAAATAGATTTTACTACATCTGCTTCTACTTGATTAAAATTCTCATTTAATAAATCTTTGATAGATTTTCCAGTTCTCTTAACTATTAAATCGTCCGTGTCGATTGCAGGAATGCCGAGATTCTTTGATAGCTCTTTACCAATCGTAGTTTTTCCGCTACCTGGCATACCTATGAGGATAATTGTCATTCGGCCATTATAATAAATAATTGTATGAAAATCAATGAATTATTTGAATCTGCTTTAAAAGCATCGTGCGATTATGAACCTGTATTATCGAACGCGGCTGATATTATGACATACATGGCGTCTTTTGCGGATGATATCGACGAAGAACGAGTCGAGGAATATTTTCGAGATTGTAAAGCCGTGTTAAAATTAGTGCCTATTTCTTCTTTAAAAGCTGGTCCGGCGTTTGCCAATGCGATCAATCCTAAAAAGCAAAAGCGATATTTAAAAATGGATCCGAAAACTATTCCGCCGATTATCGTAGAAAATGGGATAGTTATTGACGGGAATCATCGCCTTAGAACAGCAAGTGCGCTCGGTCTAAAAGAGATTTGGGCATATGTAGTTGAACCTATCCAATAAACTTCTCCTTTACAATCAAATAAATACAGTATGACAATATATAAAAGTGTTTTAACTCTTTCGGGATTACCAACAAATGGTATCTTAAAACTTATAGGCTACGATCCTGTAAACGATCCTAATGGAGCCTCAACAACGCTAGAAGCATCTATAAGCTTTCGCTCTGCTGGTATTTTAGATGGCGATCATCATCAATGGTTATTAGGGACCAATATCAATTATCCTGCGGTTGCCAGAGGATCATTTGGCGTTTCGACCGCAGATTTAACATCCACTCCGTTTATCATTAGCGGAACAAATCATTTTGTCGGCATCAACAATCCAAATCCATTACAGAGTTTAGATGTAATCGGAAATATGAATTTAAGTAGTTCGAGTAACAATATAGGCACTGCCCCACTCCTCGACACAATTACACTAAAAACGCCGGCATCATTTTCTAGTTGGTCATTAACATTGCCGTCAAATGCTGGAGCAAATGGTTATGTATTAACAACAGATGGAACTGGAATAACGTCATGGTCACTTGGAGGAGCTAGTGCAGGCGTATCAACATTAAACTCATTATTTGGAAATTTAACATTAACATCATCTAATTCTAGTATCACGATAACTCCGTCAGGAACCACAATTGATTTAACAACTTCTGGTGGCAGTTCTGGAACAGTCACGTCGATTACCGCAGGTTCTGGTTTAACAGCAATGCCGAATCCGATTACGACATCCGGAACAATTTCGGTTGCTACGGCAGGCATCACAGCAGCAATGATAGCGTCTGGAGCAGCAGCAGCAAATGTTGGATCTTTAGGTGGCGACTTAACAGGAACATTGCCGAATCCAACCATTGCAAAAATTCAAGGAACCGTTGTATCAGGAGTTACTGGAAGTGGCAATGTTGTATTCTCAGCTTCTCCAACATTGACTGGAATTTTATCAGTTCCAAATATTAATCTCACAAGTTTAACTACCGGCAGTGTTTTATTTGCAGGAGCATCCGGCGCAATATCACAAGATAATACTAAATTTTTCTGGGATGATACAAATCATCGTTTGGGTATCGATAATAATACTCCGTCATATGCGTTAGATGTTACAGGCGATATTAATTTGAGCGCGACTCTAAAATTGCCTAATACAACGAGCAGTACAGTCGGCGTAATTGATTTTGGTGGATTGCCATTCATTCATAATTTTACACCGTCAGGAACATTGGGCGGCATTAATACCTTTGTAGGAATAAATTCCGGAAACTTTGCAATAAGTGGAGCTGGTTTTGCAGGATCCAACAATACAGCCATTGGTGGCCTATCATTACACGCCCTTACAACGGGTCAACATAATACTGCCGTAGGAAATTCAGCACTTAGTGCAGTTACTACTAGCGCATCCAATACTGCAGTCGGGACAAATACATTGTTATCAAATACGGGAGATAACAATACTGCGATTGGCGATGGCTCCCTTATCGGCAATACAACTGGATATCAAAACACTGCCGTCGGCGCGGCTTCAAATAGTTTTAATGCATCGGGTATTAATAATACAACGGTCGGAACATTTGCACTACAGCGTAACTTCGCGGGAAGTGAGAGTACTGCGATAGGATTTTCATCAATGCTATATGCTAATAGTTCTGCCACAAGTTTTATTACGTACAACACTGCAGTAGGAGCATATGCACTACAAGGAAGTTCTACGCCTGCAAGCAATACTGGAACGGGAAATACCGCAATCGGACATAGTGCATTACTCAACAATGCAAGTGGCGGATCAAATACTGTTATTGGCGCACAAGCTATGGCAAACACTGCAGGAAATGTCAGTAGTAATACTATTATTGGCTATCAAGCAGCGCAGTATCTCGGAACATCAAGCAATGGTAATGTCGCAGTAGGAAATTCAGCACTACAAGGAGTTTCTGGCAGTTCAAATGGCACCACGTCGAATACAGCGGTGGGTATTTCATCATTAACAAGCATTCAAGGCGGTAGCGCGAACTCCGCATTAGGACAATTATCAGGCGCAGGAGTAACAAGTGGTCAGATTAATACGTTGCTCGGATATAAAACCGGGTATAATACATCTGGTATCACACTAACAACTGGTTCATATAATATTTTAATTGGTCCTGGCGCAACCGGAAATATCGTAACGACTCCTACTACATCTACGAGCAACTATCTAAATATCGGTAATATTTTGACCGGTAATTTATCGACCGGCGAAGTAGATATTTTAAGTACATTAACAACTGGTGGGTTTACAGTTATTCGATTTGTAGCATCTGCCCCAGCAAGTTCTTCTTCTTCAGGTACGACTGGCGATTGTTTTGTTGATGGTTTATTTGCATATTTCTGTATAGCCTCAGACTCCTGGGTTAGAACTGCTGTATCTACCTTTTAATACTTGACTTATCTTCAATCTAGTGTATAATCAAACTATGATTTTATTTTCTGCGATATTTTTGATTATAATTGCTTGCATTCTTGGTGTTCATTCTGAAAATGAGCAGCACAAGATTGAATTACTGTGCTTTATCGTGGGAGTAAGTTTAATGTATGTCGGATATTTTATCCTTTAAGGAATAAACATGTGGCTTACTATTTCATTGCTAACTTTACTTTTCTTCGCATCACTGTTGATGTGTTATAAAGTAGCAAAGAATCCAGATTTAGTAAATGTTAGACTACGTGCGGCATACGCATCTATTGTGGTTGCAACAGTTGACATCGTAGTTTTATTGACATATATTTTTCGTTCACTTCTCTAATCTCATGCCGCAATATATAACACGATTTACTCGATCAAAAACACACAAGAGAAAATGGTACGTTCATCAAGTTTTGACCGGCTATGAATCTTTTGCTGACGATTGCCAGCAGTATAGATGGAAGTTCTACACCAAAAAGTCATCCGACAGAGCCATTCGAAGACTATCTAGATTCAAATTAAACGCCGAAATAAAATCCGAAGAGATTGGAGAACAATACTATAATATATCTGTGCGTTTTAAGTCAGATATTGATGAAGCAGAATTTATTATACGCGCTTTGAGCGATCAAATAACACTAACTCAAACTTGTTGATAAATTTATGTCAGATAATCAGTTAATTCTCGACACGCCAGAAAGAAAAATCTATATCGATGATGAGAATAGATTTGCGACTATTGTTGACGTGTATGCATCTGATTATGACGGATCTACGGTAACGTCTACGTCTTATTTCTCGATTGGAAGTGTCGCATTTCTCGAAGAACATGATATGATATTCGAAATATCATTTGTTCCTAATATAGAAGTCTTGCATCATATTCTTAAACATATGGGAATCGAGAATTATACCTGGTTGAGATATGGATATCATCCATTACGACCTGATCGAATTACGTTAACTTTTACGGACGATGCGGATTATTCTTTTTTCAAACTTAGATTTTATAATCAGATAAAAAATAACTTGTGAACAATCAAATATTGTACTAATATAAATAGTTATAGTGCGAGTGTAGTTCAGTGGTAGAACCTCAGATTTCCAATCTGACCACGCCAGTTCGATTCTGGTCACTCGTTCCAACCTCAATAAATCTTTTATTATCTCACTTCATATGTTACTATAACACAATGACCACAAATACCGAACTTCTTACAAAAAATATAGAACAACGAATTCTATACAAGATTCATAATCTTGATTCGTGTGTTCGTTTTGACGGAGTAGATTCCGAATATCTTTTCCTAAATTCATTGACAGATGAAGTGGCCGAAGTGTCATTTAAATATGATAATATTTCAATTCATAGATATAGATTTTTTGAACATGCTTCAAAAATTTTGAAAACACAAACAGAAAATAGATTATTGTGTGATGACTGGACAGAAGATGAATTTATTATATTGCGTCATATACTTGAACAGCGTGGCATAACAAATTATAAAATAAATAAATTACCGCCTGTAAAAGATTTAGAAGAATGGCAGTATCACGAAATAATTTTTGAAGATGTTTCGGATGTAGCAATGTTTGAATTTTATTTTCAAACGTTGTTTAATCATGATCTTACAAAAGAAGAAATTGAATTACTCAAAAAGAATGGTATGCTGAAATGACAATATTTTTCATTGGGGATACACATTTTGGCCACCGTAACATCCTGACGTTTTTGCGTGAAGACGGAACTCCGCTAAGAAATTTCCCATCAATTGAAGAACATGATGAACATCTCGTAGAACGATGGAATAGCGTAGTACGAGATGAAGATACAGTATATCATATGGGCGATGTTGTAATGAACCGTAGATGCTTGCCCATCGTATATAGATTAAAGGGAAAGAAAATTCTCATTCGCGGAAATCATGATACGGCGCCGACAACAGAATTGATGCAATACTTCGAAGAAATTTACGGGACACACAATTTTAAAGATATGATTCTTAGTCACGTTCCTATTGCTAAAGAATGTTTAGATAGATTCGGCGTTAATGTTCACGGACATTTACACGGCGGTTCAATGAACGATCCGAAATATTATAATGTTTCTGTAGAACAGATTAATTATACGCCGATTTCTTTAGAACAACTTAGAGAAAAAATTGCGGAGATGCAAAAATGACAGAACAGAAATATTTTTTCAGAACTGGCGAGAGAACATGGATCACACATGTTACTCAACAATTTCCAGCATTACATAGCTTACGTTGCTGTGTCAAGTGCATGTATCCTGATGCGATAATTCAAATTTTAGAAGATGTTCAGATAGAAGAACCGATTAATAATATGAAGAACGCGATAGAACAAGCATTTCAAACTGGTATAGGAAATTTAGGAACATATATTCCGATAAAATATTATTTCATCCAGATAACATTTACAAATGACCTAGATAATTCATCGTTTATTATGGATGTTGGCGCTGATACAGTTCGACTTGCTGGCTATTGCTATTTTCATAATTATAATTGACAGTTAAGCATGTGTCTGATAGAGTGTATAAATAATTACATGGGCCTGTAGCTCAGTTGGGAGAGCGCAGGATTTGCAATTCTGAGGTCGCCAGTTCAATCCTGGCCAGGTCCACCATTACACTATTTGCTTGACAGATAGAAGATTATACGATATAGTCGTTTAAATGACTTATTACATATGAAAGATAAATAATATTATGATTACGCAGCAAACATATAGCAACTTGAACTGGCAACTCTTCCGTCCGTTTCATAAACCCAATTATCCACAATCGGGCTTGCTATTCTGCGTGCAAAAAATGTAAAACTTAGAAAACATTTTTCAGAATACCAAGCTCGAAAACGAAAGTTTCGGGCTTTTTTGTTATGTAAATTTTTGAGAAGGAGAAAAAGAATTTATTATCCGTAGGCGGCAAAGTGAGAGAGTTGCAACCGGCTGTAACCCAGTTCTCGCAGGAGTGAGTGGGCGCACATCCCACACTACGGACCAAGTTTATTTGCTAGTAGGAAAATGGTAACCCCAGAAGACTGTTAATCTTCCGTCCTTAATAGGCACTGTTCGTTCGAGTCGAACCTAGCGAGCCATTTTTTATGCGTCTGTCGCCCAACTGGATAGGGCATTGGGCTTCGAACCCAACATAGTGCGAGTTCAAATCCCGCCAGACGCGCCAATTACGGGAGTATGTCATAGTGGTTTGTGGGCCGGTCTTTTAAACCGGATTAGGATGGGTTCAAATCCCTCTACTCCTACCAAGTTAGTGCATGAATCTGTAGCTTAGTCGTTTAAAGCACTCGACTCTTAATCGAGATATCGTGAGTTAAAATCTCACCAGATTCACCAAAGTTTAAAATATACTTTTGAAAGGAGTATAAAAGAGTTACGCCCATAAAGATCGGAGTGATCGGTATGATTTGGAATCATGCAGCGGCAGGTGCGACGCCTGCATGGGCGACGGGCAGTTAGCTGATTTGGTAATAGCGTTGGTTTGAAGAACCAAAAAACTCCGTTCGATTCGGAGACTACCCACCATTTTTAGAACGTGAACGAAAGTTCACTATTATGCTGACGTTAGGTTATGAAGTAAACCCCTGGCCCGTGAAGCCGGAGAATCGGATGCAAATTCCGAACGTTAGACCATTTATATCGCTGTGATGAAATAGTATCATATCAGTCTCCAAAACTGAAATCCTCGGGGCAGAACCAGAGCGGCGGTGCCATTTTAATATTGTAAAAGATTATGCATAGAGTTAATATATAAGTATATGCCCCGTTGGCGGAACTGGATATACGCGCCAGACTTAGGATCTGGTCCGAAAGGATGAGAGTTCAAATCTCTCACGGGGCACCATTTTAGATTTTCAATAATTTTGCAATTTGTTCTTTAAGAATTTTTTGTTTATTCGCGGCACTTTTTCGAGCATCATGTTCTGTTTTGTTGGCGATATTATGTGCGTCTTCATATTTCATTCCGTCAGACATCAAATTATACTCGGTAACTTCATGCACAAATATATTTTCTAAATCATTCATTACTGCATCATCTAACCATATTTCATTTTTTGGAATATAGGGATATACCATGCCATGTCCGCCTTCGGCAAAGTCAGCATCAAGATTATCGCGTACTAACTCGCCGTTTACTAACCACAAGTTTAAATTTCCTATTGTCGTTAATTTTTTTACTTTGATCGGAAATTCTAAGTGCTTTTGTCTTTTTCTGATTTGTTCTTCGGCATTCAAAGCATCATCATAAGCTTCGTTTTTAGATTTGCCATGTTTTAATGCATTATGTTCGGTATATGCCGCTGCTATAAGTGGCTTTCTGTCATCTGCCTCGAAATGATCTTGCTTTTCGATCCACAGTTCATTTTTAGGGATAAACTTATATGTAAGATGTGAACCCCATTCGCTAAATTCCGTAGCAAGTTCATCGCGGACAGCTTTACCGTCTACTTCTCTCACTTTAAAATCTTTGTATGTTCCTATAATCTTCATATCAATATTTAATGCATTGTTATACAATAGTAAATCTACGAACAGGGTCAGTACAATAAATACAGTATAGACTAACAATACAGGAAGTGTAGCTCTGGCACACATATGAAGATAACGTTTACAACAGTTTTCAGCAAACAATCAAAAGAAAAAATAACATATAACTTAGTTCGTGCTGAAGTAGCGCCAGATGAAGAAAAACATGCTATGGAAAATGGTTGGATTTATCTTGATGGTGGATGGTATCAAGCACGAACGGTAAGAATTGATCTGGCGAAACATGTCGTAAAGAACAAATGGCCGAAAAAGTTAGAGTTTAAAATAGGCACGTTGGATGATTTTGACAAAGACAGTTTGACGCAAATATATAAAGATTACATCGCATATAAAAATTTTTCTGACTGCTACAATCCCATTACTAATGATTTGTTATATCCCCCTGTTTATGGTGTTGTATTTGAAAATTCTATTCCTGTAGCATTTACTAAATTTTCTAAATTTAATGGCACGTTAGAAAGTTATATGTTTTGTTGGAATTATCACAATCCAAAATTATCAATCGGTAAAATAATTCAAGATAAAGAAGTTGAGTATGCCAAATCGCTTGGCTTAACGCATTTATATATTGGCGAAGGAAGCGAACGTGGTTGCATATATAAAGCATCGATTCCTGGATTTGAATGGTGGACAGGCAGTGAATGGTCAACCGATAAAGAAAAATATATCAAGTTATGTGAGCGTGACAGCGATCTAGTAACAATAGCAGAACTAGATGATATCGATATGGACATTTAAATGATTCGCCAAGCAACAATAAATGATATTTCAGAACTCTTGACGCTAGAACAAAGCGCATTTGGTGCTGATGCCTTTAAAAAATCGCAACTCGCTAGATTATTATCTAGTAATACGACTGATATTTTTGTCTATGAAGAAAATAATAAACTTGCGGCATCTATAATTGTTTTACATAGAATAAAATGTAAAAATGATAGAGTATATTCTTTGACCGTATCTCAAGAATTTCGTGGTAGAGGATTAGCACAACAGCTAATTACACATGTTGAATCTATTGCAAAGAGCAAAGGAAAAATTGCGTTGACGTTAGAAGTTCGCCCGGATAATACTACTGCTATCGGATTATATCAAAAATTAGGATTTACAAAAACCGGAGAGTTGCCGTCTTACTATCATGACAAATCTCCGGCGATTCACATGATAAAGATGTTATAATTTCCATAGAACGAGTTTCATATCATCGATTATTTTTTTAATATTTTTACGTGATTCTCCAGATATAGGAGAAGTAGCTACGGCAGAATTACCCATATTATCATCTGATTCAAAAAATGTAACAAATGGAATTTTATAAACTTGTAACCATGCTGTAAGAGATTCAAGTTCATCTGGCCCAGAGAGTCCTAGCAATACCATATGTGAATTACTACCACCAAACTGTTCGCCTGCCACGCACGATGCGTGACAAGCTTGAACAATCTGAAACTCAACAAGCATATCTTTGCGAACAAAGACATAGATATATTGTGTTTCTGTTTTCATTATTCTTCTCCGATTATTTTCTTAAATGTTGTATTAGTGAAGAAAAATTTTAATTTTTCCTTAGTATCATCATTTAGTGTCGTATACCAACTTGACTTAATAATTAGATGCAGCGGTCCTTGGATAGTTGTAAGTGCATAGCTAACTCTATGATATGCAGTAGCAATGTTACCATATTTATTTCCGCTTAAATTATGTATTATTTTAGTTTTATTTGTAACGGGAGTAAATGCTTTATTAAAATCATTACCTTTTAGAATTGTGTAAAGTATATGTTCTTCGCACGTAGCTTTTTTGCTGTTAGCTAAAGCTTTCCAGTGAGTAATAAATTTAATATAGTCTTCTTTGGTATTGAAAAAATTAGTTTTTGGTGTATGTGTCGTGTTAGTCATGTTGTTCTCCTTTGAGATTGTAAGATGTGTAATTAATCGTTTAATTACCTTACAAGGAGAAGCGCGAGAATTATAAACCTACATAGTCATAGTATATCCTTTTTGTTAGTTGTTGGTGTTCCTGGTCGAAATCGAATCGACATTGATAATTTTAGAGATTACTGCTTTAACCGTTAAGCTACAGGAACATTCTCTAAAATAGAACTTTAACAGTTCATAGTTATTTATGTCAAATTATTTCTTATTGTTTCGTGCGCGTTCAGCAGCCGCCCAAAACTGATTTAGGGCGTCTGTATGCTTAGTTCCTGTATACGGAAAATCGTCACGATTAAACCCAAACGCTTCCAAGCCAGCTTTAACTTTCTTCAAAACATCGTATGCGGCATTGATTTCAGTCATGCGCTCTACCGACCCACCCGCATCAGGATGGTTTTTCTTTGCTAATGCAAGATATAACGTTTTCAATTGTGGCGCGGCATATTTCAGGGCATCGCGCACGCCAAATCGAGCAAAAGTAGCCACGGCTTGATCTTTAGACATCGCTTCATTAAGGAGTTCTTTTAACTTCATGATATTATTTAATCTTTGACATATCAAGCATTTCATAGTATTCTAGACGGATGATAGATCCGATGGAGCTTATTGCCCTATATTTTGATCTTTTAGCTTATTGCGAAGCTAAAGAAGGCTTCGATGCAAAGATTTTTAAAGAGAGACACGACGAATATTCGAAGAAATATCAAAAATTAGATCAATCAGATCAAGGGCTTATCGCAGAGCATGTGTTAATACGTCTAAAGGACGCATAATGACGAATACTTACACTGGCATACGTTCTTTTATGAAAACTTCAGTAGGTCCTGTCGGTCATAAACCTATATCAACCGTCGGAGTTTGTTATGATCTCGGAACGTCAAATAGACCCGGCGCGAGATTGGGACCAACTGCTATTCGTGATGCAAGCGCAATGCTATGCGACGGCCGCAATCCATATACAGATATGTCATATGACGACATTTTAAAAAATGTAGGAGACATCGGAGACGTTGAAATCGACCGAGTAGTACCAATAGCAATGCTGGAATCAGATTTTACAAAGCTAGTCGATAAAACAAAACTTATTTCTATGGGTGGCGACCACACAATTACCTATCCGATTCTTAAAGCGCATTATAAAAAATATGGGAAAATGTCGCTCGTTCATTTCGATGCGCACATTGATGCTTGGGACGAAGGTAAAACGCCCAATCACGGAAATTTTTTAAGATTGGCAATTGAAGATGGATTAGTAGATCCAGAACGCATAGTTCAAATTGGAATTCGTTCATCTTCTCCAAAAAGCAACAATGACTGGCTAATAGATAGAGGAATCATTCAATATAACGCATCAACGGTTCATAAAATGAATTTGGATGATCTGGCCGACGATATTATTCAATCTACGGATGGTTTGCCAACGTATATGACATTTGATATTGACTGTCTCGATGCATCACAAGCGCCAGGAACAGGAACGCCAGAAGTCGGCGGTTTGTTCACATGGCAGATTATGGAAATTATGAAACAACTTCATTCTAAAAATAAGAAATTGATCGGCGCTGATCTTGTCGAAGTATGTCCGGCATACGATGTATCGCAGATTACTGCATTGGCTGGCGCTACTATAATGTGGAATATGATCTCACTGATGGATGTTAAATGAATATAGATTTTATTTCTGATATTTTAGAAAATCATAAGCCCACGGCACACACGATAACGCTCTTATCTGGGTTTTTAATTAAGTTGCTGTACGATGCGTTAAAAGATTATTTTTCCAAAATAAAACGCCACAATGATGAAGGTAAAAAAATACTAAGAATTTTGTTAGAAAATAATTTCGATACAGTCACTGTGGACTTTATAAAGGCAATCAATGCAATTGATATGATTTTTACGAATGATAATGAGACTGATAGTGCAGTGATATCAGCGAAGATTGAATATATGTGGCATTTAGATATGCCAAGAAATAGTAAGAACTGGCAAATCAATAGAAAGAAGTGTTTTAAGAAACTTATAGAAAAAATATCTCTTGCTTCTGAGATTAAAAATAATATATCATATACACAGTCATATTCCCCCTCAGATGAAAAATAAAAATTATGTTTAAATCAATCGTAAAATACTGGAAAGCTTTTTTTGTTACGAATCCAAATAGATGGAAACCTATATTTTTATTAGTTTCGATCATTGCAATGGAAATGACACTCGTATATTTAAATGTGCAGTTTAATAGCTGGCGCAATGGCTTTTATGATAGTTTACAAAATTTAGACCAACCAGCTTTCTTGTACTATATTAAGAAATTTATGATACTAGCATTAATATTTGTTGGTATATACGGGTATAAATCTTACTTTTTTCAAAAATTACAGATTACGTGGAGAAATTGGCTCACAGAGAAAAATCTAGAAACGTGGCTTAAAACAAAAACATTTTACGGTTCCCAATTTCTTTCATCAAGTGCCGATAACGTAGACCAACGTATAAGTGAAGATATCAACTCATTCGTTGTTTTAAGCTTGTCGTTAAGTCTCGGACTATTAAGTTCTGTTGTAACGTTCTTTAGCTTCATTTTTATATTGTGGGGATTAAGTGACAGCATAACTTTCACTTTGATGGGGCATGAAATATTCATCGGACATTATCTTGTGTGGGGAGTATTAGTTTATTCAGTATTTGGAACGTTCGTAACGAGAAAGATCGGTAAAAAACTTCCTGGTCTTAGTTTCATTCAAGAGCAATTCGAAGCCAACTTTCGTTATAGTTTGATGCGAACAAGAGAGAATAGTGAAAGCATTGTTCTGTATAAGGGAGAAAAATTTGAGAAGAAAGGATTTATGAAACGATTTTCTTTTGTCTTCGATAACTTCAACAAAATTAATACAAAACAAAAGCATTTGAATTGGTGGTCGAGTTATTTTTCACAAATAGCCGTGATATTTCCCTATCTCGTAAGTGCGCCGAGGTTTTTCTCTGGAGCTATTAAACTTGGTGGATTAATGCAAACAGCAAGTGCATTCGACAGTGTTCAAAGTTCTTTGGCATGGTTTGTCGATAGCTTTACAAATTTAGCAAATTATCGCGCCGTGATAAATCGTTTAAATGGTTTTGAAACGGCAGTCAATGATTGGCAAGAATTAGATCATAATAAAAAAGTGAAATTCATTAATAAAAAAATATTTGGTATCAAGAACTTCACAATTTCATTGCCTAACAATGGCGTATTACTTGATAATGCTACGTTTAACTTCAAAACTACAGGAAGATATGTTATCTCTGGCGCAAATGGCACAGGCAAAAGTACACTATTAAGATGTATTGCGAATATTTGGCCATATGCGTTGGGAACAATCAATATGCCAACAAATAAGACGCAAATGTTCATTAGTCAGAATTCCTATATGCCATTGGGAACATTACTGGATGTTATATGTTATCCGGGAAATTCTCCAGATACTAAAGGAAAAACAGTTTTGCAAATACTTTTTGATCGGGCAGAAATACAACAGTTGATGTATGAAATTGGTTTACATGATCTCCGAGATGATATTCTTAAGGAAGCTGACTGGAACAAAATATTATCGGGCGGCCAAAAACAAAAAATTGCATTCATTCGCGCTATATTACAGAAGCCCGACTTTCTATTTCTCGATGAATCCACTAGTTCGATGGACGAAGAAAGTGAGCAAGTTAGTTATAAATTACTTTTGGCAAAACTACCTAAGACTACTATAATAAGTGTTGGTCATAGAAAGACTATAGATAAATTTCACACACATAAATTAATATTGAAGAATAAAAAGTTAAAAGAAAAATGATAACATTCGAGCCATCTCAAAATTCTAGTTATAGCAATTGTCTGATTGCAATGCTACGCGGATATGGTAATATTACGCCGCTTAGTCATGCTAATTTGTCTAAGGGTGAAAAAGAATTCAATAAAGTAATAGAGCATCTTGTAGATAAAGAAAATGATGATTATGATCCATTTATTAATATGCTTTTTACTAGAAAAAGAGCATTTATAAAATATCATAAAAATCGATCATCTTCATTACTCTATCTTACTAAACCATATAATGAGAAAAAAGCATTGTCGATTATAACCATTCAAAATAAACGAGAAAAATTATTAACTGAGTTTCCTTTTAGACTAACACTACAAATGTCCATGGAACAGTACGCAAAGTCGAAAAAAGCTCTTAATAATTTATCATCGAATGAATATTCTTCGATAAAATTATGCGAAATATCATATGAAACAAATATGTATGATTTATATTTTAGATCACTAGCTGCTTTTGATGCATTTTTTAAAGAACATATCATCGATAAAGTATCGCCGGAAGATGCATTTGAATTTAGTGAAACCACTAATGTAGTCGAACTTAAAAATGCAGTTCGATATATATTATATGGCAAAAATTTAAAACATATTACACGCGAATGGGATAATGTGTATACATTGCCCGGAGAACTATGCACTGGTATTGCGGATGCGGTAAATAAATCTGCGTGGGGAACTCTTAATATTTTTTCTACTTCTACTGTAAATATGTCAAAATATGATTTAGCATATCTTGAAAAATTAAAAGAAGTCTGTGCCTGGTGTAGAACAACATTAGAAAAAAGATTTCTTCTAATGGGCATGTATAATGAAGTCTGGGTCTTTGAAAGCGAAGATGATATGAACTTTTTCTTAATGAAGTGGATGTAAATTAACTAAAAGTTAATCATATTTTTTAGGTCACTTTTTAGTTGACACTTGACCGCAGTGTGCTATTATAAAAGTATGACAAATGACGAACTAAAATTTGATGCTATAAAGCACATTAAAGAACACGGAAATCTAGCAACATGGGGTGATAATTTTACATCCATTTGTGAGATGTATATTTTGCTGCAAAAAGAGCAAATTATAACGTTCGACTGTGATGAAAAAATTTGGAAGATAGTTAAATTGGTCGTTGTATAGGAAATATTAATTGTGCTTAAACAACTTATCGGAGCATGAAAGATGTCGGAAGATAACATTGATTACTCGTTTATGAAGCGTCGATCAACACAGCAGGTAGAACAAATTCTCGAAGCCATGACGCAAAATGCGCTCAATAATGGCTTCTCTGATCCAGTAGTTCCGTTTAAACAGGATCCATACGAAAATAACGTCACATATTCTTATGAACAAATGGTCGATCCAGAAACGAAGAAAAAAGAATTTGATATGCTATGTAGTGCATTGTTCAATGAATTGTTTCCTAAATTTGTACCGGCTAGACCAAAACCTAGATTAGCCTCAGTAAATGACGCTCCAATAGAATCCGATAGACCTAAAGCCAATCTGACGCTTGTATCCCGAACAGAAATCGACCCAAACTATATAAATTTTGACTTTTAAAGCGGTTATATAGTACAATGCTATATTAACCATTTAAAAGGAAATTCATGCTTAGTATTCTCGCATCCGCTGTAGTCCCAGTCACGCACATTACGGTCAATCCAGATATGTGGGCTCCGGCCGTTTCAGACTTTGTAATAGCAAAGATTATGATGTTGATGACTCTTTCGATTGTTTTCTCTCCAACCGCAATTATTATTATGCTACTGTTTTCATTTGGACTACCATATTTGTTAGTGCGAACAGTTTCTAACATAAACAAAAAAGTATCTGTTAAAACTTCTGATATTTTTCGTAAGAATAAATCAACGCTTATCATATTATTTGCGTTAGCACTATTCGGAAACATCTCATACAATCAAAAAAATATCGCGGATTCGACAAATATAGAATTAAAACCATATACTAAAATGTGTACGGTAATCCCACAAAAAATGTTAGATATGAATTATAGCGATGAAGATATTATGGATGCTATGACTAAGAGTGGTTGTAATGCTGCCTCGCTTCCATTGACAAAACTGTTTTGGAGTATGATTCCTAAGAAGCCAAAACCATTGCATTATTTGCATGGGCAATGGGGATATCGAGAAGAACTCGATACCTAATAATAGATAAAATTTTAACTATCTCTGACCTCATTTAGTTGACTTTGTGCCGCAGTATGCTATACTGACATCATGAGTAATATCTAGCGGAGATACACATGATAAGAAATAGCGATAAACCACAAATTGCTACGGTAATTTTTAATAAAATCACAAATCAATTCTTTGTGACTTTCAATAATTTTGATGCTAAATCAAAAGGTCTTATACGACCAAAAGGAAATTATAAATGGACAAAGAAACGCGCCGCAGAAATTCACGCGGGTACTGTTCCTCTGTCACAATCGCCAAGCGTACTTCACAACTTTGACGCCGGGTTGCTTTGGGCGTTCGAGGCATCTAATCTTGATGATTGGCAAGAACGTAGAATGAAACGTCGGCTAGAATTAAAAGATGTCTCCGCAATCGAAAAGCGTCTAGCATATCGTATGGAATCAAGGGGTTTTAGCAACATTCGTGCATATAAAACCAAGGGACCAGAAAAAACAAAATGGGATAGTTATTCATGGGGAGCTTGGACGCCAGAGAATAAAACACAGAAGCAGATTTTCACTATGCTTGATAAAATTGGAAAGGCAATGAATAAAGAAATTCCGATGGCTATTAAGAATAGATCATATTATGAAATGATTCAGAAAAATACAATTAAGAATAAGTGCGATTTGTGGAATTTCTTTAAACAAGAAGGATTGTTTAGCGATGACTAGTAAAATTGACCAACGAAACAAAGAAATTCGTAAACAGATGGGAATATCCGGCGCATTGACTCAAGACGCTCATACTAGAATTAATGCCAAATATCCGGGTTTAACACGAGAACACTGTTTTATGTGTGAATGTGAGACAGGAAGGGCAGGCAAAGCAGAAGACAGTATGTATGATATAAATGATGCTGGTCCATACTGTGAAGAATGTTATTTCGTAAACATAAAATTGTTTAGCGAGGAATAGGGGGATCAAAAAATGAAAATGGAAAAGATAATTCCGACTGATGACAAATACATTTACGTTGAGGGTCCAGTGGATATCGAAGACAATATTATTACTTCAATAAGAATTTTGCATGAAGGAAATTTGTGACACTTATTTCAGAACTCACAGCTAAAGGTTTAGCACATCCGCCAGATTTTGTGATTACAAATACTGTGTATGAAACTGTGATGGGTTCTCAGGCATATGGTTGTTCACAAGATAGTTCTGATAAAGATGTTTATGGTTTTTGTATCCCGCCGCTCGATATGATCTTCCCACATTTGCGAGGAGAAATTGACGGTTTTGGAACGCAACAGCAACGCTTTGAGCAATATCAAGAGCATCATCTTGTAGATAATACAGCCGAATATGATATTTCAATTTATTCAATTGTAAAATATTTTCAATTGATGATGGGTAACAACCCCAATATGCTCGATAGTATCTTTACATGTGATGTAGATGTAATTACACAAACGAAAATTTCTAAGATGGTACGCGACAATCGTAAGATATTTATCCATAGAGGAGCATATTACAAATATACGGGATTTGCACATAGCCAATTCCACAAAATTAAAAATAAAAATGGACATTTAAATCAAAGCCGTGCTGCATCTATAGCAACATTTGGATATGATACAAAATATGCCGGACATATGTTGCGACTTATGCTTGAAGCTGAACAAATTTTAAATACCGGTGATTTTAACATTAAGCGCGACGGAGATTATTTGTTAGAAGTTAGACAAGGAAAATATTCATTATCAGAATTAGAGATAGAATTCAATCGGTTAGATAAAGTAATGCTAACAGCATATGAAAACTCTACACTACAAGATCGTCCGGATGAAAAAGCTATCAAAGAACTGTTGCTGAATTGTATCGAAGAATTTCATGGTAAATTAGAGTTTTTCAAACTATGAAAGTAACATTTAAAAGAGATAGATCAGAAACTACTACCGATACTTTTGTTTGGAAAAGTTGCGATTTTGATAGTTGGATTGATAGAGCAGCAGTACGACTTAAAATTCAAGAAAAATTACCTAATGCATATGTAGGAGAATATAACGATACTGTTGCAGTGATATTATCAACAGAAGAAGATGATGCAGAATTCGTAATGCTTGCGAGTGCTGGAGCATTTGATCTATGATCGTAAGAATTAATAAACATACAAATATTCGTACTTGGTTTACTCTTACTTTTTGTCCCCGAGAAACATGCGAACAAATTTCGAGTTTTTTAAAAGAACGATTTTCAGATATAGAAACTTGTATAGATAGTGGATCTTACGGAGAAAATCAACATCAAATGCTAATAAAGCTTACTACAGATGAAGAAGCAGCAGTGTTCATGTTTTGGTGGTTATCAAATGAAAAAAGGATAGAAATATGACCATTACCGTGACATTATTTTCACAACAACGGCTAAATGACGTATGTCCTATTACCATTGTTACTAGTGGTACATCATCTACACGTATAACACAGGATTCTGACAAAAAATTAATGAAAGAAGTTCATAATTTTTTATGTGAACAATTCAACTATGATTGTTATGATGCAGAAACAAAACAAGATGTGGCTACACTCGATCTTAACAAATATGTTGCAAATATGGTTAATGAAGCAATATCAAATCTCACAGTAGATGATCTTGATCGATCTAATCGCAATTATGCGTCGCCGCACTCATTTTGCACTGCGGATTTTGTAAATGAGTATTATGTATATTATGGTCTGATACATTTGCCAGGAGAAGAAGCCGAGACTGTATCGGCATTGTTTAAGTTATATTTTACTGGAAGAGACATCAAATTTATAGAATATTGATTATTCATTAGACATTGTGTTAAACTATCTTAATGCAATTCGAGGTAAAAATGGCAGTTACTAAAGCATATATTACATTTCGTAAGCGTGATATACCATTCAAAGGGTATATATCCACGTGGCAGACGCATAGACAGTTCGATAAGCAAAATTTTAAAAAAATTCTCGCAGAATTTAAAAAAATACCAATTCTTTTGAATATTCAGTACATCAAAATAAAATATAGATCATGTAATCAAATATCTGTTTCTTTCAGTAACGAAGCAGATGAGGCAGCATTTATATTACTAACATCAAATGGTGCAGATGGCGTTCAAATCGATGTCGATGATGACTGGTTCGATTGGTGGTAAATGAAAATAACATTCGAACAAACATCAAAGAAAAAACGTCGCTGGCGTGGTATTCATGCTCTGTCTAGTTTATCGTGGTTTAGCAAAGAATCGTGCGATGCTTTAGAAACAACACTTTTCACGCATAATCCGAAATGTAGAGTATTAAAAGAAGCAATAATTTTTCCTACGGCATATCAGATGATCGTAGAATTTAAAAATGATTCAGATGAGGCAGCATTTATGCTTTGGGCATCGGGCGGAATAGAAATATGATTATAGATGGAAGACATGTAATTTTTAAAAGAATATCTGATGGCGCACTTGCAGCAGGTGGAGGCAAGATGGAGTTTATCTGGGCGACTGAGTATGATACTGATATTCCTAATATTTCTGAAGTCTATAATAATCTAAAATTGATATATCCCAACAATTATAACATGGCATATGAAATAGCAGAAACGCCACTCATAACTTTTGCAAGAGTATCAATAGCTTTTAACAATGAAGAAGATGAAGCGGAATTCATGATGAGAATGTCACAATGACAAAGAAAAAAGATTTCATAGAGTTAGCTTTTGAAGAAGCCAAAGGAAGCCCACATCCAACAGTTAAAGTTGGCGCAGTAATCGTCGCGCCCGATGGTAAAACAGTTATAGCAAAAGCAAATAATAACTTTGCAGACGGCGTAAAGAACAAACCGAAGAGATTAAAAGCCGGAGAAAAATCACTATGGCTAATGTGTGCGGAAAAACGCGCTATTGCCGAAGCAAGAAAGAATTTAAAAGATCATGATTTAGAGTCTCTAAAAGGATGTCATGTTTATTCTACTTTAGCGCCTTGCACTACTTGTGCTGACGACTTAATTTACGCCGAGATCAAAACGGTCAATATCCCATATGATGATGTTGATTCTTATGTTCATTTAAAAGAAAAATGGCGCAAGAGTATTATTATTGGTGAAATAAAGTTAAAAGAAGCTGGCATTACTCTTAAAAAGATTTAGTTAATGATTCCGAATGTAATAAAGTTGGTATGTTTAATAAGATCGCTACCGTATAAAATAAGTTGTTTGCCGGTATCATCATTCACATATTTAACTAAAACAGTATCAGTAAACATGGGATCAGCAGAACGATAGACGGCTAGCATTATTCTTCTAGCTGTTGCTGTTTGTAACTTAGCAGCCAAAACAATCATCGGATCATTTTTTTCTTCGTCTGTTAATTTTACAAAGGGTGAATGAAACATCCAAATTGTGTCTGCTGCGGCAATTCTACTTGATCCTGCTGCAAAAATGGCGGTACACATACTGGCGCAATATTCTTTGTGATCTACCATTGTGATAACGTCAACTTTTAAATCTTTTGCGGCATTCATATCATCGATAATTTTTATGCCGGCTTTTACAGAACCGCCCAAACTATGCAAATGAATGATTACATTGTGTATATTATGAAGTTTAAAAAATATAAATGCGTTGTCTGTTTGTGTCGCGGAATCTTCGTCGATTGTACCTTGAATATTGATGATGCCTTCATTTTTTTCTATTCTAAATTTTGCTACATGTTCTGGTTGATATATAGTTTCTGCCGCGACAGGATTCGGAACTGATATGAACGAGGTTACTATTAAACAGACCAAAAGAGCTTTGAAAAATTTCATCATAATCTATTTAATAATATCTGGGCAAATATTCTAGGTCAAAAATAAATTTGTATTGGCACACAGAAACAACTATAGTGAATGTTGTCAAGTCCCTGAAACAATACTCCGGAGTATAAAATGGCAAATCATCAAAGTAAGCTAGGCAAAAGAGAACATGTAGTTCGTGCAGACGGTAACACAAACGTATATCAATTTATGGCTGATCCTACTCTCACTGCAGAAGAACTAGAAGTTTGCAAGCGCATCGACTATACTCCAGCACGCTGGGTTCTCGTAGAAGTCATTCAAGCAATTAAAACTCCGAAATAACGTGGCGAATCGCACACTAATAAAGATCATTCACACAGATACCGAACAAGTCGAACTGTTTGCTATTCCTAGTAGCATGTTGTCTATAGAAGAAATGGCTGAACCAAATATAGTATTTGGTTATGGGAATTATCCGATCTCCTTACCGCCGTCTCGAATACGCGGCGAAATTAAAATAAATTGTGTAATGAATCCAGATATAATAACTCTTTTTACAGAATCATTGGCTATGTCTAGATTTAAGATACGAGTATATTTGGATATAGACTCCTTCGATCCCGACGACTTCGAAATGGCGTTAAATGTTCGCGCAGTTCACAAAAGTCCGTATCCAGACTTTGCGAACGATCATTGTGTGATGAGTAAAATTTCGTTCGAAACACAATATAACTGTGTTTATGATAAATCTGACCTAATATACCAGTTTATCGTTAAATTTTAGTTAATAATTAAAGAGTTGACTTGTAGTGCCAATATGTTAGTATTAAGTGTAATTTATTAACTGCTTAAACGGAGATACAAATGTCAGAAGAAAATAAACTTGTCGGCAAGACTTATATTTGCGTATCACGCGAACTTCCTGCGAAAAATCCAGACGATGAAAAAGAACAGATCGAAACCGTTGATATCGGATTGTTAATCGATAACGTGGATGTTGACTGGGACAAATATGAAGGCGAACGTTCAGTAAAAGTTCATTTTCAAAAAGAAGAAGAAGTTGATGATGTCATCGAAAAGAAAAGTTGGGTTCCTTTCGCCAAGCCAAAGAAAAAAGTTGTCGGTAAAAAGAAAGAAAAAGTTGACACGGTTGTTGATGGAACACGCCATGTAAAAAATGTCGATCTAAAACTTTCTAATGTTCAAAAACAAGATATTCTTGATCATGCTCTCGCTACAATTGGTAGTCCTGGCGATGTTCCATTGACAATCGAAGTCTATCATGATGTTGGCTTTTATGATCCTGATGATTTGCAACTCGCGTTGTCAACTCGTTCAATTCATCATAAGATGTTTCCTGATTTGAAGCTCATGGGTTGCACTAAAGAAGTCAACGGCAATAATGTCGTGTTTAGTGGCGAAGTAATTCCGGATTAGGAACAAATGAAAAAAGATTTTTTTATAAAACATACCTACGGTATTAACTATTTGACAATTATATTACTACTCGGTAGTTGTTATATCGGAAATCATTATGAAGCACTTCGACCAATTTGTGAATTTGTAATTTTTTCATCATTTATATTGAGTTTGGTAAATTTATTTAAATTTCTTAATTATAAGATGAAAAATAAAAAAGTTAAAAGAAAGAAAAAGAAATGACATCTTTTTGTAAAACTGTGCAGCTTTCAAAACATAAAAGCTTCGAGATACAATTAGAACTTGGCAATAGTAGCGGTCTATCAGAAGATTTTTTTGAATTTAAATTAAGCTGGACTAGAAAACAAGATCACGCCGGCCCTTTGTTTAGATTATCTCTATTGAAGTTATTTTGGCTTAATGTTATGATATATGATCACAGACATTGGAACTATGATGAGGATCGTTGGTACGAATCAGGAGAAGATATCAGATATGATTAATCCATTCACGGGCTTTTTTACAAAATCGGTTTTGAAACAGTTTTTCGTATATCATATTCGTTGGCAATCTGGCATTATAGTTTATTATCCTGCGATGCAATTTGCGCTGCATGTTTTAAATTTTCCATTTTTTGCGGCTTTGCTATTTTCAAATATTTGCGGTGGATGTGTATTTTTCTTTGTTGACCGTGTTATTTTTGGGATCAACAACAAAAAATGAGTCCGATAAAAGAAGCCACGATTATTATTTTTGCTATGTGCATAATATATATTGGTGCTTTACCATTGGATAAGAAATGTGATTTAACAGAAGCAGCAATTGATTATACTATTGACGGAGCAGCAGGCGCAAAAGATATGTTAAATGGAGATATGGATTTGTTATCGTATCTTCGTCATAATGTTGCTAAACACTTGAAAGATTTTTGGGATCAATCTGATTGCACGTGATATGAAAACTTTTTTAGAACGCACACATGATTTTTTAGGTTCAGGATCAGCCAAACTATTATTCCTATCTTTGATGATGATGTTTCTAGGATCATTTTTGTTAACAACATATCAAAAAGGTCACGAAACAGTATGTGGCGAAGTTGAATTCGTATTAGAGCGTAATATGGATTTAGAGCGTGATCTTATGCGAAATGGTCAAGGAAGCCAGGCCAAAAGGTTGCATCATAGTTTGATAGAATTGACAAAGCAAGTAGATTATTGTAGTATGAGTACATTCAAAAAAATATTGAAAGGTAGGCCAAAATGAAAAAGATGCTTTTAATTATCGTAGCAGCACTAGCTTTGATCGCAACTCCTGTTCTTGCTGACGGTGATCGCGGACGAGGACATGATTACGGACATGATAGACACGATGGTGATCGTCACTACGGAGATAGGCATGAAGGACGCGAATATCATGCATGGATTTTTGCATTCCCACCACCAGCTTGGATTATTGGCGAACCATACTGCAGAGATTTTAACGTTGCCCGTATTTTAGGCTACGATCAATATGGTCAAGAAGTTATCGTTAATGAATATCATGTTGAATGTCTTGATGTTTTCGGTAATTGGCGTATAGTTCAGTAATAATTAATAATTAGTTAAAATAGCACGAGAAATCGTGCTATTTTTTTCTTGACCGGATGCTATTCTGTGTTATGCTATGTATATTGTTTAATTTATATAGAGGATATACAATGCTTACTAAAAATTCTACAGACGTGTATTCTGGGTTCACTTTCATCAATACAATCAAAGATTTCGAAAGTAAACTCATAACTGTGCAAAAAGAACGCGGACAGCGTCTAGGAACGGTTGAAGTGCCGCATGTATATCGTCCTAAGCAAATCGTAACTATCCTCGAATGGAATCTTCACGAACTAAATTTTATGACCGACTTGATTAATTCAGTTCGTGCTGCAAAAAATAAAGAAGCAGTCACGCTTCTTGATGTTCGCAAAGTTGAAGTTAATGCTATGGGTCATTCTGACTACACGCATAAATTTGCGTTGTATTGCGCTGAACTAGCATTGGACTTGTAGGAGAAAATAATGAGTACTTTTTCTGTTCAAGTTGTTAAAATCGACTCGGTCGAGCATCATCCTGATGCCGATAGACTTTCTATTATCAAAATTGGTGGATATAACTGTATTTCTGCAAAGTTAGAAGATGGTTCACATCGTTATGCTGCCGGAGATTTGGTCGTCTATATTCCAGAAGCCGCAGTACTGTCGGAATGGATGTTGAAGAAAATGGGATTTTGGAAAGATGCAGAAAATAAAGGCACTCTTGCTGGTAGCAAAGGTGATCGTGTTAAGGCCATTCGGTTGCGCGGGATTTTTTCACAAGGGGTTTTGTATCCAGTAGAAACACATCCAGAAACAGGTGCCCCTTGCCTCACTGTTGCTGAATTTATTGGTCAGCGTCTTATCATTGATGAAGGGATCGATGTTGCGGGTTTTTTAGGCATCACAAAATATGATCCGCCAGTACCAGTTCACATGGCAGGCGAGGTAGCTTCTGCTCCTGCGATCACATTAAATTATGATATTCAAAATATTCAAAAGTATGACAAAGTTCTTGAAGAAGGCGAAGAAGTAGTTGTCACAGAAAAACTTCACGGAACATGGGCATGTATGGCATATGTTCCTGGACTTAACAATTCTGAAATCTTAGATGGAGAATTTTTTGCCACGTCAAAGGGAATGTCTGGTGCTGGAAGATTTTTCAAAAATAATGATGCTAATGCTAATAATCTATATCACAAACAGCTTCTCGCAAAACTTAATGATACGTTTACAATGACGGCGGCATTGAAAGAGATTAGCAAAATGCATAGCGGAGAATCTGTTTATGTTCTTGGCGAAATTTTTGGAGATGTTCAAGATTTGAAGTATGGCGTCAAAGGAACCGAATTCAGAGTATTCGATATATTCATTGGCACTCCGTCTACTGGACGTTACTTAAATGATGCTGAATTAGAAACAGCTATCACTGCGGTTGGATTAAAACGTGTTCCTGTTCTTTATCATGGGCCATTCTCTATGGAAAAAATGATTGAACTTCGTGATGGCAATACAATGATCAATGACGTAAAGCAAATTCGTGAGGGTATTGTAATTAGAACTGCGGTAGAACGCGAAAATAAATGGATTGGTCGTGTACAGCTAAAGTTCGTTTCTCCGGCATATTTGCTCAGAAAAGGCGAAGCAACGGAGTTTAATTGATGGAACATATTCTTTTTACGGCTAAAAGTGGAGTCAATTGGCAATACGATCCCAATAATGATATTCTATATGAAGTTACCAACGGAATATTTCGTCATGATGGAACGTTGGTATTAGAAGATGATAAGTGCTTTCATTTTACAAAAGAAGAAAATACATTAATTTTTGCATCAACGAACGATGAATTAGCTATGATAGATTCATATTCTTTTATGCGGTGTCTTCGTCGTAGATTTAATGTTCTCGGTATGAAAGTGAAGGCTAAAAAAATCGAGTATAATAAAATAACCGATGCCGTACATATTGAGACCAAACGAGCATATAAAATTACATTTAATTCTGATGCAGATTATGCATTTTTTATTTTACATTATTCACAGCATTGTGTAAAATAATAATATGATCTTCACACGTCAGCAACATATTCGTTTATTGAAGCATAAAATTAATACCGTTTTTGGTAGAGATGCATCAACACGTAAAAAGACAGTTCCTATTGCTTCTTTTTGTAATCCGAATAATGCCAAATATGATAAAGAATTTATACGCATTATATTATCGGGGATGAAGTTTGCCGGTATCTCTAATAACAGCTATGATATTAAACCTGAACAAATCGAGGCATTGATTAACTTTTTTCAAGTCTGTTCCTGGACAGATTTTTATATCGTTTTTAGATTGTTCCCAATAATGCCGGTCATTATTATGGTGATTCAACTTTTGACGTTCATTACACTTCTGACCAAGTTCATTTAAATATCGACTTCGTACTAATTATTGACTTCCAAATCATTTAGGATTATAGTATTACTATGATTAATTTCTCAGAAAAAAAGAAAATTGTACTCGAATATCTCTTGTATAGATGGGAAGAATTTTGTTGGGATGTAAGATATTATCGCAGTAATGTGCGAATGTTCTATCGTTCATGCATGAATTGTACTGTGCATCGTGCGCGTCTAGGATTTAATCCGTCTGATACGTGGGCTTTAGACCAAAGTTTCGCAAAATATATGCTTCCCCGTCTAAAATATTTTAAAACTAAGATGAATAGTCATCCATCGCAGCTTACAGCAAAGCAATGGGAAAGAGAAGTCGCCAAAATGATAGCGGCGTTTGAACTAATCGCAGATGATGAAAAATATTATAAATTAGATAATAGAAGTCACAGAGCAGAACGTATGATCGAAGAGGGCATGGATTCTTTCATAAAACACTATCGTAATTTGTGGTTGTAAATGTTCAATTTTACCAGAAAAACATTTATCGTATTGATGGTAGCAGCATCATTATGGGCTTGGATTTATTTTGATATGATCGCAAAATATCCACTTCTTTCTGTTGATGTAATGATTTTAGCTATTATAACATTTGTTTTTGTTACCAGAGGAGATGACAATGCAAGTAATCTATGATTTTTTAAAAGATGTCGGTATTTGCACTATATTTGTTGCGGCAATTGGCATTATTTTATATTTGGCATATGAAGTATTTGACGCCCGCCAAGAAAAATAATTTGAGTTTTTAAATTCATCCGTCTATAATAAAATTATTAACATTTCATAAACTTAACTGAGGTATAATCTATGCGTAATTTATCAGCAGAAGAAAAGGCAATGATCAAACATGTTCTCGAAGAGGGCGTCAATGTTCTTCAACAAATTCAAGAACTTAAGGAAAGTCTAAAGGAAGATGTGAAGGCACTTTCAGAACAGATTGAAGTCAAGCCTTCTGTCATCAATCGCGCTATCAAAGTAGCACATAAGAGAAATTTGCCAGAAATGCAGAACAGCATGACCGAAGTTGAAGAAGTTTTGGTTGCAGGTGGGAAGAAATCGTAATAATCAACAGGAGAGAAAACATGAAAAATAAAATCTTAAATTTGGCTTTAGTTTTGGGCATAGTTGCCGGAGTACTAAGTGTTTATGCACACGATGCCGCTGGAATTCTTGGCAGTATTGGTGTTATTACCATAAGTCTTTTTGTTATTAATAAAAAAATCTAAGAGAGAAAATATGACTATATCAACTAATGATCAACTAGGCGGCTATGTCAATAAGGGTGGACAAAATCCGCATGAGTCGCAAATTACAGAACGTCCTGAATCTCCGAAATCTATGCTTCATGAAACAGAAACTATGTCAACAATAGAACTCGATCTATCAACTGACGAAATTTTGTTTCTGGCATTAGAAGCTCATAAACGCGATATAACATTAAACGCATTTATCGTTGAAATTCTAAAAGATTTCATTGCTAATTATTCGGATCAGCCAACACGTGGGACGATATGAAAAAAATTATCTTTGCAACTGCATGTCTTTTTCTTTTTAGCAATGCAGCATTTGCGGATAATTTGGTCGGAGATGCGAGTAATGGTGAGTCGCTATTTGAGCATCATTGTACGGCATGTCATTCACTAACGTCAAATAGAGTTGGGCCGAATTTAGCCGGAGTGTATGGACGTAAAGTAGGATCAGCGCAAGGATTTACCTATTCTAATGCTTTGAAAAATTCTACTGTTATTTGGACCGAAGAAAATTTAGATAAGTGGTTGACAAGTCCTGCTAGTTTTATACCAGGACAAAGAATGAACTTTAGTATTAGTGATGCACAAAAACGTGCAGATATTATTGCTTTTTTGAAAACACAAAAATAGAAGGATAATCGTGACTGATAATTTTCTAGTAGATTACGTCGAATTTGTAAGATCACGTTTATCTCCAGCATCAATAAAAGATCCGCTGGGAACTGCCTGCTATGGTCTCAATGGTGAAGCCGCAGAATTCTCAGAACATAATAAAAAAGTTTTGTATCAGGGCAAGACACTAGACAAAGAACATCTTAAAAAAGAATTAGGCGATGTTTTATTCTATGCGGCAGTGGCAGCTATTGCTCTTGATGTTACACTCGAAGAAGTTATTCAGTGTAATATAGATAAGCTTACTGCAAGATATCCGACTGGTTTCACTGTTCAAAATAGTGAAGTGAGGAAATCCGACGATGTTTGAATTTTTTAGCAATATTCCCGCGATGTTTTATTATGGTGCCGCCGCATCTGCCGTAATTATTCTTATTATGGCGTATCTTTTTACTGCTGTTACGGATCGGGGAATATTGAATGGCGTAGCATTGATAGTTTTTTTCCCTATTACAGTTTTGGGAATTGGCATTTCTATCTTGACTATGTTCTATACTATTATAGTAGATATTTTAGATGGAATAAGAGAAGATATACCATTCTATGAGATTGAAAATAAAAATCATCTCATTTGTACGGACAATGAAATGATAATAAAATCTGTATCTTTTAATGAAGGATTACTAATCTATAGTATATTGACGGAACATAATATATCAGTTGATGCACAGCCAACAGTTAAGTGGCACATATTCCCATCAAAGCGCCGTGTAATCCCAAATATTGATTCTGATGAGGTGAAACTAATTTTTGACAGCGTAGAAGATAAAGCAACATTTCAATTTTATTGGGAGAGTTTGAAAAATGACAACTAAACCAACTATTAAACCATCATCTCCGAATTTTTCTTGTGGGCCGTGTAACAAACATCCTGGATTTTCAGATGAAATTTTAAAGACGGCTGCACTCGGACGCTCGCATCGTTCAAAATTAGGTAGAGATAAATTAAAACAAGTTATCGATGAGACACGTGAATTGCTAGATATTCCGAGCAACTATCATATCGGAATTATACCTGGATCAGATACAGGAACGGTAGAAGCTGCTCTTTGGTCATTGCTTGGCCCTAGAGAAGTTGATGTGTTTGCATGGGAAGCTTTCGGTCATATTTGGAGGCAAGATTGTGTTAATCAATTATCATCACTAAAAGTTAACAGTTATGAATTAGAATTAGAAAATCGCGGTAAAATATCAGATTTGTCTAAAGCAAATCCAAATAACGACATTGTGTTTACATGGAATGGAACATCATCCGGTGTTATGGTACCGAATGCCGACTGGATTTCTGATGATCGCACAGGATTAGTCATATGTGATGCTGTATCATCAGCAGGCGCAATAAAAATGCCATGGAACAAACTAGATGCAACTACATTTAGTTGGCAGAAAGTTTTAGGAGGCGAAGCAGCGCATGGAATTTTAGTTTTATCTCCGAGGGCAATCGAACGCTTAGAAACACATAAACCCACGTGGCCGATACCAAAAGTGTTTCGTTTAGCTGATAACTGTGTTGTTAATTTCGGTATATTCGACGGTATAACACTTAATACTCCGTCTATGCTATGCGTCGAAGACGTTCTTTATGCAATGGAGTGGGCAAGAAGTATTGGTGGTGTTGGCGGTCTTCATGATAGAACCATGTCAAATTTTAATATATTGAGTGCGTGGGTAGAAAGTTCTACATGGTTAGATTTTCTTTGCCAAGATAAAAGTATTAGATCGCCAACTTCGGTGTGTTTAAAATTGATAGGACCGCTAACGCAGAAGTTAACAGTAGATGAGCAGCATGAATTTTGTAAAAAGGTATCATTGGTATTAGAAATTGAAGGCGTAGGTTTTGATGTCAATGCTTATGCGCGTTCTCCACCAGGATTTCGCATTTGGTGCGGGCCAACAGTCGAAAGTAACGATATTGCTATATTGACTACATGGCTTGATTGGGCAATGAAAGAAGTTATCAAACTACACGACTATGAATTGCTATGAAAAATTTTAAAGAAATATCAGATACAGAAGCAACTATAGTAGGAGCAGCAATAATTGTTACTATCATCGGTTTCTTCGTATTTGTTGCCGTAGGTATTTCTCACATACCACAGTTAATTTTCAATTAAAAATTTGCTCTTCTTAGTATCTCTTTGCTATAATAATATATAAATTTCAAAAAGGATTCACGGTGTTCGTAGATATCTATCACGATTCAAAGAATAATGTTATGCTTGTTTCAGAACGAGTTAATGGCCAGCGTGTTATTAAGCGCCACCAACCGGATTTTTTCTTTTATTTTGAGGATCCAGCGGGCGTTTATAAATCTACATCTGGCATAAAATGTTCAAAATATGAGACGGGGAATTTCTCCGCATATAAGCAAGAAGTTGCGTCGATACAAAGTACCGGAAGAAAAACATTCGAAGCAGATGTTAAGCCTATTATGAAATCCCTAGAACAATTTTATAAAGGTACGGCAGAACCCACACTTAATGTAGCTCTCTGGGATATCGAAGTAGATTTTGATCCATTGCGTGGATATTCATCTACTGATGAAGCATTTATGCCGATTACTGCAATTTCAGTTTATCAATCTTGGACTAAACAGTTACACACAGTTGTTTTAAAACCAAAGTTAATGAAAGAAATCGACGCTAGACAAATCGCAAACAAATTTGAAAATACTATTCTGTGTGAGTCTGAATCACAACTTCTAGACATATTTTTAAATCTCATAGAAGATGCCGATGTATTTTCTGGCTGGAATTCAACGGCATTCGACGTTCCATATACTGTGCATCGTATTCAAAAAGTTCGCGGCAAAGCAGATACCGCACGTATGTCATTATGGAAACAATATCCACGACAAAAAGAATTCGAAAAGTATGGTGAAATTGTTCACTCATATGAATTTTCTGGACGTTTGCATCTAGATTATCTCGAACTATACCGAAAATATACGTATCATGAATTGCCGAGCTATCGTTTAGATTATGTCGGGCAAATTGAAGTAGGTGAAACAAAAACACAATACTCGGGTACATTAGATCAACTATATAATGATGATTTTGAAAAGTTTATAGAATATTCTCGTCAGGACGTTGAGCTTTTACGTAAGATTGATGAAAAAAATAAGTTCATCGACTTGGTAAACTTTATCGCGCATGAAAATTTAGTACCACTTCCTATTGTGATGGGAGCAGTAGCATTATCCGACAATGCTATTATTCTTGAGGCGCACAATCGTAATATGGTAGTACCAAGTAGAATTAGATCATTTGATAATGAAGAAGAAGCCAAAGATACACAAATTGCCGGCGCGTTTGTTTTAACTCCAGTTCCTGGGATGTACGACTGGGTTGCATCGGTAGATATTAACAGTCTATATCCTTCTACTTTTCGTGCATTGAATATGAGTCCCGAAACTATCATTGGACAAGTTCGTCAAGATTTAACAGAAAGTCAAACTTCGCATAAAAAGAGTAAAGGAAACAAAGGTTTAACTAATACAGATAAGTGGGCCGGAGTATTTCAAGTAGCAGAGATAGTAGAGATACAAAAACAGTCTTCCGTAGAATTAACGTTGGATTTAGATGATGGAACAAAACAAAATTTAACTGCGGCACAGATATGGTCGAAGATAAAAGCTAATAATTGGCTTATAAGTGCTAACGGTACTATTTTTAGAACAGATATAGATGGTATTATTCCAGGACTTCTAGCGAGATGGTATGCGGAACGTAAGGAGTATCAAGCAAAGAAGAAAGAGCTACAGGAATCATTGACAACGACGCATGATCTTGTCAAAGTTAAACAAGAAATAGATTATTGGGATAAGCGACAATATGTGGTTAAGATCATGCTAAATTCATTATATGGCGCAGTCACGAATGCTGGATCAAGATTTTTTGATCAGCGCATGGGTCAATCTTGCACTTTAACTGGACGTTGCATTACACGGCACATGATGTCCAAACTAAATGAAATTCTAACAGGAAATTATGAATTTGGAAATGTCATAGCATATGGTGACACAGACTCAGCCTTCATTACATTAAAACCCGTTATTGATGTGTTGAAGCAAAATGGATTTGAAATTACTAAAGAATCTTTTGTGGAATTGGCGGACTCTGTTACAGATGAAGTTAACACAACATTTGCGGATTTTTTACATAAAAATTATAATGTTCCATTAGAAAACGGCGAAGTTATTAAATGCGGCAGAGAAATTTGCGCTACGAGAGCAATGTTCGTTAAGAAAAAACGTTATGCGGCATTAGTATATGATAAAGAAGGTAAACGTAAAGATACGAATGGAAGCCCAGGCGAAATTAAGATCATGGGAATGGAAACTGAGCGATCAGATACGCCAGAATGGGTGCAATCTAAACTCGAAGAAATGTTAATTATGGTGCTTGACAAATACAATGAAGATGCAACTGTTGACTTTATCAAAGAAATGCGTAAAGAATTTGCAGAATTAAAAGCATGGGAGCAAGGTTCGCCAAAGCGAGTTAATAATTTAAAGCACTATCATGATGTTGTCGTATTTAAAAATGGCAAAGATGAAAATGGAAAGACAATTACTGTTCCTGGGCATGTTAGAGCATCACTTAATTGGAACAAGTTGCGCGAAGTGAACACGGATGTTAATTCTATCCGAATCATAGATGGTTCCAAGATAATTGTTTGCAAGCTTAAAAATAATCCATTTGGAATGACTTCAATCGCATATCCAATCGATCAAATGAATTTGCCCGAATGGTTTACATCACTTCCATTTGATACAGAACTTATGGTAGAAGGAATCATTGATCAAAAAGTTGAAAATATTATCGGAGTTTTAAATTGGGATTTGTCACGTTCTAAAGAAGGCGCAGTTTTAGAAAATCTGTTCGAGTGGGGTTAATGTTGAGCATTTATTCAAAATCCCCAAATCCAAAAAACGGAGAGTATTATATCGATTCTAATACTGGACAAATTTTTGTTTATCTAGCGGGAAATTGGGTCAATACATATCTATCAAATTCTTTACCTCTTGCCAGTTATACCGATAATTCTTTTACTTGCCGCGGAGAATCATTTTGTATGATGGTCGAAAGCAAAATAAAAGAACTTGGCTTAGTATCTATTAAAAAAAGCAGATCGATGGGCACGTATCTTTATACAATAGAAGATTCTGGAGAAGCCGCAGTCTTTAAACTATACTTTAATGAAATGATTTCTGGATATAAATGAAGAAAATCACGACAAAAAATAAAATCAAATTAGAAGGTCCATGGGAACATATAGAAGTATTTTGGCATCAAAAATCTGACTATATTTTATATCGTGAGATAGATGCTAAAATAAGAAATCTTATACCATTGGGCGAATTTGGTCGAGGCGGTATTCCACTGGAAATGACAATTGATGATCAAGGAACTGTTCACATCACGCAGCATAATGATTTTGATATTGCAGTGTTAAAAAAGAAAATGGAATTATATGGATTCAAAGATTATATTTTGCATGAAGATCCAAACAAAATCAATATATCACGATTTTATATTGAGTTTACATCAGTCGATGAATTAGCAATGTTTCAGGTTTATTTTAGCGAGTTTATTATATGAATTTGGTGAAGATAAAAAGCAAACGAGCAGATAAATGGATTAGAGATAATTGGTGTAGTACAGCACGTGACATTTTCTATGATAGAGAAAAATATACGGTGAATCTCACTCTTCGATTTAAATTAAATGGTGGCGATGATTATGCCGTGGCAAAATATCCTATTTTATATTCAAAGTCTGCTTTAGGTGTTGCGCAAGAACCATTTAAGATGATTGATATGTATGCCGATTATGGCTTTATCGCTGCGCCAGGCCACCACGATGTTTCTATTTGTGGCCTCAAAATATTATTGAAAGAAATTGGCATAGAAGTTAATATAAGAAAGATAAGAAAGATCAAAAATCGTAGTCGTCTTTATAATAGAATCACATTTAGAATATACCCAAAATGCCCCGCTGATTATGCATTTTTCTCATTATATTTTTATGATGATATAACAAAAAATGTGCCGGTGGGATTTGCTAAATTACATGGATTACCAACTAAGAAAAGGAAAAATAATGAACGAGATTAAAGTTTTGGATCACGGATATGTTCGCCTAATAGATTCGATGGGCAATGATGCATCTATTGCAAATGCCGCCAGAGTATCATACGATAAAGGAACTACAAAAGTTTCTGATGATCGTGCATTAATTAGATATTTGATTAGGAATCAACATACTAGTCCAATCGAGATGGTAGAATTTATTTTTGAATTGAAGATGCCGCTTTTTATTATTCAGCAGCAACTTCGCCATCGGACTGCCAGTATTAATCAGGCTAGTTTACGATATTCTGAAGCAACCGATGAATTTTATATTCCGGACTTAGATAGACTACAACCACAGTCAAAATCAAATAATCAAGGTTCTGAAGGAGTATTGTCAGAAGCAGAAGCAGAATTTGCGCAATCTATTATGCGTGATATTTCAGCAGAAGCACTCGATAGCTATAAATTATTGCTCAATGAATATAGCGTATCAAAAACTACTTCTGATGTTTATTATACGGGATCTGTAGAAGATCGACAAGGAGTATCGAGAGAATTATCGAGAATTGTTTTACCGGCAAATCTATATTCAAAATTAGTATGGAAGATGGATTTAAAGAATCTATTACATTTTATTAATTTACGCATAGACTCCCACGCCCAATGGGAGATACAGCAATATGCTCAGGCTATCTATGATTTAATTAAACCCATAGTACCAATTGCGGTAGAAGCATTCGAAGATTATTCTCGTAACGGAATGCATCTATCCCGCATGGAAAAATCTCTTGTATTGGAATTATTGAGTTCTGATATGACAGCAAAAGATAAAATGGCGCATATGATTAAAAATCATGGTTCGGAAGATGCAGTCATGAATTTCTTTGACCTAAGTAAGCGTGAGTGGACAGAGGTTAAGAAAAAGCTTTTGCTAGATTAACCAGATAATAATTTGATTTAAGTCGTCGCAATAACATATACTCAAAACATAATAACATAGGAGAATAACCATGACGCAGATTAAAGATATCCTAAAGGATTTGGTTTCATATTCAGTTCCATTAAGTTTTAACATTGTTCGTGTTACTGGAACGGACGAAGCAACATTATTCGAAGCAATCGATGAAGAACGTCGCGTTATTATGAAGGCCACTGTTTCGGCAGGAGCTATCCCAGAATTTAAAGGTAGATTCGGTATGCCAAATTTAAAGGTACTAAAGGGATATGTGGATGTATTTTCTAGTCTTGAGCAGATTGATGAAAAGACTGGTTCCAATTTAAAGATCGCAGTTCAAAATAATTTTAAAGCTGATCCACTTGTCCCAACAGACATTCAGTTTGGCGTGCCAACATCGACTGCGGTATATCGTTTGCAGCGTGAAGCCCCAAATCAAGTTTCTATGAAGAATGAGCCGATTTGGGATGCAGAAGTTATTCAACCGGCACGAAGCAAGATCAATGAATTTAGTTCATTTGCTTCTATTTTATCAGAAGTCGGAGAAAAGAATTTTTCTATTAAGACCGTCGGATCATTGCTGAAGTTTTATATCGGTGATGAGTCTGGTTCTACATCGAAGGTAAATTTTGTATTTTCTGATGGCGTTAAATCTAAAGTTGATCCGCAGTTGCACTGGCGCTGCTCTGATTTCTTAACGATCATGAATCTAGCTGCTAATGCGAATACCACCGTTAGATTTTCAAATCTCGGCGTTATTCAAATTGTAGTAGATACTGGCGTTATTACATATGACTTTAAGTTGCCCGGCGCAAGAGCATAAAACCTGCGCTATATTTGGAGGATAGATGTCTCAAAATATCACAGAATCCGCATCAACTGTATTACAAACAGAAACAATGGATTTTGTCTGGTCTTTAGTCGATGACTTCTATAATAAAGATGCATATCAACTTAATGTAGAAAATAATGAAAAGTGGAATCGTATAGTCGAAGATTTGATTGGTTCTGCAAAATCAGGAAGTCTAGAAAAGAAAGTCATCAAAACACGCGACGGTAAAGAAGATTATTTAATTAGATATTATCTAATCAATGAACGTCCAAAATTGCGTGTTACTCTCCACAATGCATTACTATCAGATGAAGGTCCCGTACATAATCATCCGTGGCCGTATGCCAGTTTAATACTTGCTGGTGGATATTGGGAAAATACTCCAGACGGAAGAAAGTGGTGGGGTCCTGGTTCTTTTAGAACTAACTCGGCATCATCATTGCATCGTTTAGAAATAGACCCGTCTGTTGGCGATGTATGGACACTCTTTTTCATGGGAGAAAAAGAACAAGATTGGGGTTTTCTAAACGAAAATGGAAATATAGAACAGTGGCAAGAATTTCTATTTCGCTCACGCGGAATATGGTACGAGGATAAATGACAGTTAATATTCTCCCACCAGTATCGAGTACATTTACACTACCAAATTCTGTCATGCCTGGTAGCGTATTAACAGTATCCAATTCTGCCATGTCTGGTAGTGTATTAACAGTAACTGCTAATGGCAGCGCATCATGGATAGCATATCCTAGTACATCTCCGTTAGTTACATTAATAAAATCGCGTCCTTCCGGCGCACATTCTTTAGAAAAAATCGAAGATAAAAAATGGAAAGTCATACATTTAACATTTGATGAATTGATCGAATTGCAAGAGCGAGATATAAAATTCACGTGGATAAGAAAAGACGATGATATTTTTATTTGCTTCGAAACAGATGGCGATGAGGCACAGGCAATTATGATAGTTGGAAGACCACCATATGATGAATAGCGCCGACTGTGAATATATGCTTTCGAATACGTTAAGTTTTAGAAAAGTATACAATCAAACATGGGAATGTGCATACTGGCTACCTGACGAAACTTTTGATGCTATTACTAATTACTTAAATTCTGCTGGTATCGAATGTGATGTATATAGAAATCTTCCCGGATCATTAGTATATTCATCATTAATCTTAAAAACTGCCGCCGATGAAGCAGCTTTTATTATGCTGATTAGCTCTTTGAAAAATCAGTAGACAATTTAACATTTTCGTGCTATAAATTCAAAATGACACAGACACATGCAAATCATGCTATTTTACTGATCGGTTTGCCCGGCAGTGGTAAAACCACGTATGTTAACACTTTCTTAACATCTAATCCCGATTACGTTGTTCTATCATCCGACAACATCATCGAACGTTTAGCAAAAGAAGCCGGAATGATTTATAATGATGATGCATTTAATATGTTTCGTGATGCGGCCGAAGCAGAGTATAAGCAGCAAGTCGGAGAATCTATTAACAAAAAGTTAAACATCATCGTCGATAGAACAAATCAAACGCTCAAAGCAAGACGCAAGGTTCTAGCGCGATTGCCTAAAACATATAAAAAGACGGCTATTGTATTTGATATTTCCCGAGAAGAACTCAATCGACGCTTATTGAAGCGTGAACAAGAGACGGGCAAACATATTCCGCAGAATATAGTAGATGAGATGATAGGCTTTTATGTCGCGCCCGATTTATCAGAAGGCTTTGACGAAATTATTAAAGTATAGGAGAAACAAATGGAAGAAGAAGAAAAATCAACAGCAAGCATCATATACAGTATAATTAGATTTATCGGTGGATTATTTGCTATCATATTATCGTGGAGTGCAAATCATTCTGTACTATGGGCAATATTGCATTATATATTTGGCTGGTTGTATGTGATTTATTATTTCTATGTTCATAATAATCTTGATCCGCTGAAGAATTTCTTGCATTCATTCTTCTAACGTAGTAATATTATTTTTATCTTTTAACGCTTACTAGGAAATAATAATGTCAAAAATATATCTAATTGGTTCTCTAAGAAATCCGTCGATCCCAGAAGTAGCAGCAAAATTAAGAGATGCAGGACATGAAGTGTTCGACGATTGGTTTGCTGCGGGTCCAGAAGCAGATGATTATTGGCAAAAATATGAACTTAATAAGGGACATAATTATAAAGAAGCTCTTGCAGGTTATGCGGCTAAGAATGTTTACTCATTTGATAAAAGTCATCTTGATAGAAATGAAATGGCGGTATTGTTATTGCCAGCAGGTAAATCCGGACATTTAGAATTGGGTTATTGCATTGGCACTGGCAAGCCCGGATATATTTTGTTCGACACAAATGGAACTATGCCAGATCGTTGGGATGTTATGTACCAGTTCGCCTCGGGCGTATTCTTTGATGTTGCTGATTTGATTAAAGAATTAGATAAATCTAGTTAACAAATAGTTAATTTTTATTATTCAAATAACCTCAAAATAGTCCTTGACATTATATAATTACCTGATATATTAATTGTAGATGGTAATAGCACAATGCTGTTACTTAATAATTAAACAGGAGAAAAAGTTATGTCGGAGAGATATGTTCATAGGAAGATTTCGCGTGGAGTTCATGCTAGTGTAGAACTTCGTAAGCGTGGTGGTGCAGAAGCCCAAGTTTATTTGTCGAAGAAGCGAGTTGCAGAACTTGAAACGTTGAAGACAAGCCCATTGTTTCAGTCGTTGACGCTCATCGAAGGTCGTTCGAGCAAGACATTGTTCAGGACAAAGCTTGGTTCGATGGCAGATGCAGAAGCATGGCTCAATAGTGTTGTAGCTGCTGCAAATGCAGTTGGCATCGGTTCCGCTCTGGTTCTCGTTGATGTCAAGAATACACAGACGCAGAAGACTAACGTATAAGATCGAAGTATAACTGATTAAAAAGAGAGGACATAAGCGTCCTCTCTTTTTCTTTTCTTCCACAAAATAATTTTTGCTTTTTATCATCTGACGCAGTATACTGATTACAGTAAACATAGTTAATAGGACATGAACATGAGCAAAAAGAAAAGTAGATTGCCTGACATTTTTGATTTTGACTATTCTGGAGACGTTGACGAAGAATGGCGAGGAATGCCGGAATTCAATCAGCCATGCAACGAAGCATATCATCAAGTCATTGTATCGTTTGAAGACGAAGCTGGCATGAAAGAATTTTTTAAACTGATTAATCAAACGTATACGAATAAGACCAAGTCTGTCTGGTTCCCAGAACGTGAAAAAAATAAACTGAGTGACTTATTCATTTATGATTCGGAAACTGTGTCCGAAGATATTAAGAACGAAAATTTAGAATAAATTCTCGACGAGGAATCAGATGGAAAATAAATACCCGTTTTATATCCCTACTAAGGGGAGAGCAGATACCCGTTTGACAAGTAAAGCACTTACTTTTATGAGGATGCCGCATTTTCTTGTTATCGAAGACCAAGAGTATGACACGTATGATAGTGCGTTAAAACAGCACGAGATTGAAACTGGCGCAAAAAGGTACGCTTCATTGCTGGTGCTGGATGAAACGTACAAATCTACCTATGAATTATGCGATAATTTGGGTCTAACAAAATCAACTGGTCCTGGTCCCGCACGTAATTTTATATGGGATCATTCAATTAAAAATGGATTTGACTGGCATTGGGTTGCCGATGACAACATTAGTAATTTTCTTCGATTGAATAATAATCTTAAAGTAAAACTGGGAGATTCCACGGGTTTTCGTGCAATGGAAGATTTTTGTGATCGATATGAAAATGTAATGATGGCTGGACCAAATTATCGTGGATTCGCATCACAGAATGCAGCAATGCCGCCATACGTTATGAATACTCGCATTTATTCGTGTAATCTTATCAGAAATGATGCCAAGTGGCGCGATGGTCGTCCATTTCGTTGGCGTGGTCGTTATAATGAAGATACTATTTTAAGTCTTGATATACTTACCGAGGGCTTTTGTACAGTACAGTTTAATGCATTTCTCCAAGACAAAATGCGAACGCAAACAATCGGCGGTGGGAATAGTGCTGAGTTTTATTCTAATGAGGGAACTGCGCCAAAAAGTAGAATGCTGGCTGAAGTCTATCCGAAATATACTGAATTAGTTTGGAAATATGGCAGAGAGCATCATCACGTAAATTATCTTCCATTTAAAGATACTAAATTAAAAAGAAAGCCAGGAGTCATTATTCCCGACGGCATTAATGATTATGGTATGAAAATTTATACGTTACCCAAAGATTACCCCGAAAGGATTTAACATGGCTATTAAAAAGAAAACAACGACGAAAACTAAGGGTAATCAAAAAAAGAAAATCAAATCTAGTGTTAAAAAGGTAAAGAAAACTTCGGATAAAATGACCGAGATTTTGTTGACCGCATCGGAAATTGATTCTGAAATAAACGATGATGTTCTGGATAATTCTGGTGAAATTGTTATAACCGAAGATAATTATATTCTCGTCACGGATTATAATTGCTCTATGTCGGCATATCAGGATCCAGAAGAGGATAAATGGTATTATGCATTAGAAGTTTTTACAGATTCAGGTAAATTAATCGATATTCATAGTCAACAGACATATAAAACATATCAAGATGCGCTATTTGACTGTTATGGCATTATAGAATATCTAGGTTTTGGTATAACTGATCCGGAAAATTGCGCTACGATCAGCGTAAATCATTGGAATGATGCCGAAGAAAAATATGACGAAGAAATCATCCTATTCAACGGATCTGACTTTTTCAAGAGTAAGAAGATTTAATTTTTGTTTTTATCGATAATTTGTGTTAATATCACAAAGAAATAGGAGATATCATGTCTGACATTGATGAAAATGAGCAACTGCGCATTGACCGTATTAAAGAATGGGCAGATGACGCAAAAGAGTTTGACCGTGAAGATATTGATATTGGACCAGGTTCATTTTCTTTTCACGAAATTCTTCATAGTGCATTTTTAGCGCACGATAATATTGAACGTAATATACTTGAGCATCCGTCGGTGTATCACAATAAAGATTTATATGATAGAGCAACGAAAATTAGCAAAGAATTATGGGATTTTTATCAAGAATGTGGAAGATTACATTTGCCTGATCCCGAAATTGAAGAAGTAGTGGAATAATGCCAACATCAAAAATAAATGCTGATGCGGCAATGCAACAGGGTGTGCAAGCGGGTCCGGCGATTACCAATACTTCAAGTTCTGGGATTTCTCCTTCTGTTGTTGGTAATTCTTATGTTGTCAACTATCCAATTAATTACGATATGGTTGAAGCACAATTAATAGAATCTACATTTATCATAGAGTTAGAACCAAAAAGATCAGAAACTTACAGAAGCAACACAAGACTAAGGTTTTTTTCAGAAGAAGAATTTGTTTTTTCATTCATGAACTTGTATAATAGTCTCGAACAAGGAAAAAAATTTACACTCACATCAAATGGTGTGTTCTGTATTGAAAATGTGAATAGTGTGATTTTAAAAAATAACATAAACGGAATTGTTTCATTATTGTCTCCGATTTATGTCTTAGAAAGAGCAAAGGAGTTAGGTTATGTTTAAAGAATCTATCATGAACCCAAAAAATTGGATGTTGACGGGCAAGGATAAAGCTCGTTTTAAAGCCAAGAGAACTTTCTACGGCGAAAACTTAGAACGTGCGCTTGTCGATATCGACTTTAGCGGAGTCAATGACGAAAATGGTAAAAATTTGGCGCATCTAGAAATTGATAAAAAGTTTAATCGCGTCACTGAATCGGAATATGAAAAGAAGAAAGCAACATTTAATAGTGAGCCATATATCACAGTTGTTAAAGTTCATATGAATCCAGAAAAGCCATCGGATGGGTATTTTGAGCTTGATTGGAATGAAGTATTTGTTAAACAGTTGGTAGAATCTGGCTATATAGCAGAAACACAAGAACGAGTTGTTAATTTGTGGTTTGATGAAGTATGTGCTAACGTTGCAAGAGAAAATGGCGCAGTATTTCCAAATGAAATTGAAGAATTTAAGCATAAGAGTGCAAGAAAAGTTAAATCGGAAGATGGCAAAGTGGAATTGATGTAATTAATAATATAAAGGAATAAAATGACACGTCAAGTAATAGGTTTCGTAGGATTAATCTCGGCAGGAAAGTCTACTGCGGCAAACGTTCTAGTTCAAGATAAAGAATATAAGTCAGTAGCATTTGCAGGAGCATTAAAAGATGCCGTCGCGGCTATATTTTCATGGCCCAGACATTTATTAGAAGGCGATACAGTTGAATCAAGAGAATTCAGAGAAGCAGTAGATACTACATGGCAGAACAGAATTGGCGACTTGCCTCTTATTGCAGGAAGATCAGTAACTCCTAGATTAATTCTGCAGTTAATGGGCACAGAAGTAATGCGCGATCACTTTCATACAGATATCTGGGTTTTAAGTGCGATGAAGAAGATCGAAAGTGATTTGACTTCTAGTTATGTGATTACTGATGCGCGTTTTAAGAATGAAATTAATCTTGTGCGTAGTATAGGTGGAAAAATTATTAGAATTAAGCGCGGACCGAATCCAGAATGGTTTGAGATAGCAAGAAATACGCCAGAACGCATGACTGAGTTACATCCAGAAGTTCATGCAAGTGAATGGTCTTGGGTGTCTAGCGAGTTAGATTATACTATTGAGAATGACGGTTCAATTGATGATTTGCGAAAGAAAGTTAATGAATTAATTCTATGATAACAATGCTGATCATTTATGCTATTTGTTTTTATTTGACTGCTTCTGCCGTGATTACAGATACATTAACAGACTGTCCAGAACTTTTATCTGATGCTTGTGATATTTTTGTTTTATGTTTAATATCTATTGGTGGACCTTTGTCTGTTATTATTGCATTTTTCTTTTTCAATAGATTTAAGCATGGTTTTAATTGGATTAAAGCAATAAAAATAGCAAGAGCAAGAATGCAAATAAAAAAATGCAAATTTGATGAGTAGATCATGACAATTCTATTCATTATATTTTGGCTAATGTGTTCATATCTTTCTTTTGCTGGAATAGTTACATATTTCATAACAAAGTATCATTGCGTGTCTTCTGTTAAGGATGAATTACTTTTTAGTTTGTTGATGTCTATCGGAGGACCGATGTCATTTATTGCATCATACATTACAACGTATAGATTTAAATATGGATTAAATTGGATTAAAGCAATAAAAATAGCAAGAGCAAGAATGCAAATAAAAAAATGCAAATTTGATGAGTAGATCATGACAATTCTATTCATTATATTTTGGCTAATGTGTTCATATCTTTCTTTTGCTGGAATAGCTACATATTTCATAACAAAGTATCATTGTGTGTCTTCTGTTAAGGATGAATTACTTTTTAGTTTGTTGATGTCTATCGGAGGACCGATGTCATTTATTGCATCATACATTACAACGTATAGATTTAAATATGGATTAAATTGGATTAAAGCAATAAAAATAGATAAGTGCATACTACAAATAGAAAAATTAAAAATAGGAGGATAATATGTTGCCAGTAAATTTAAGCCCAATCGGAGATCGTATTTTAGTGGAGGTAGATAACAGTGAAACAACTACCGCATCAGGAATCGTTCTCATGGAAAGAAACAAGACCGAAGTAGAAGCAAAAGTTCTTGCGGTTGGCACAGGAGCCAGAACAGAAGAAGGAATTCTTATTCCTATGACTGTAACTGTCGGAAGCGTAATTCTATTTCCTAAGTCAGCACTGCAAGAAGTTACGATTAACAATAAAAAGTACGGAGTTGTTAAAGAACGTGATGTTTTTGGTGTGATTGGATAATGACCTCATATTAATTTGAATTGTTTTACGTGCGATAGTATAAATAAAAGTAATAGAACCTGTCAAGCATAGTATCGTTGCGATAATTGCTCAAACTGAGAGGTCTTCGAGTGGAGCGCCAAGCTCCATTCACTTAACTTAAAAGTCCGACTGTGAGTCGGCAGAAAGAGACTAAAATGACCAACACTATCAATCTATCTAAAAATATATCTCTAGAAATACTTGTTAATAATCGTCCTATCACACAGCACAATCATAATAAACGTATCTATATCGAAGGACGATCCGGTTCCGAATATTCAATCAAAATAAAAAACGATAATAATGTATCTGTTTACGCTATCATAAGTGTAGATGGAATTTCTGTAATCGATGGATTGCCGGCATCTGAAAATTCAATCGGCTTTTTGGTAGAAAAGAAATCTTTTATCACAGTTCCTGGATGGATAGTATCAGAAAAAGCCGCAGCTAAATTTAAATTTTCTGAAGTAAAGAATTCATATTCCGAAACTTTAGATACGAACAATACAAATAATCTTGGAGTGATCGGTTGCATAGTGATCGCTGAAAAAGTAGATGAAAAGGAATCAGAGATTGAAGAACTTAAAGAAGCAGTTGAAAAACTAAAAGAAAAACAGGATTCTAACAAATATCCAGTGCCATACTATCCTTATTATCCGGCACAAAAAATTGTATGGATCGAACCTTACTATAAATCACGACCATATTATGATCCGTATATTGTATATGGAACTGGCATTGGTGGATGTTCGACCGTAACTGGTGGTGGCAATATAGGTAATAATGGTTTCGGAAGCGATTCATTAAGCATTGGTCCGGACGGGAATGCTATAACCAATACTTGGGTAACTGGTGGGACAGGCAGTTTAACGAATATATCATACGCTTCTTCGAGTATACCATGTAATCATATTACAGGAGAAGCTACGTTTGCAAAAGCATCTGATTCGCCATTAGGGACTGGCTTCGGAGATAAAACTACACTAGCTGCTTCTGGCTTTGAGAAAACATTCGAAATAGGTGAGATTATTAAAAGTTTTGTTATCTTTTATGATTGTCGTCGCAATTTGGAAAAATTAGGTATTGTATTCGACAAGAAAAAAATTGAAAAGACAGAACCTAATCCATTTCCTGCATCGAAGATTAAGTTCTGTGAACCACCAGAAGGTTGGGAATAAAACTTGTATATATCATTACTAGCGTCTATAATGAACACATGTCAAAAACCTTCCTCATCATAGACGCAAGTAATTTATTCTATCGCGCACGTTATATTACCGGCGCAGACACATGGTCAAAACTTGGCATGTCCCTGCACATTATTTTTAATTCGATTAAATCTGCTGCCAAAAAATACAACGCAGATCACATAGTTTTTTGTCAAGATGGTCATTCATGGCGAAAAGCATTCGACGAAAATTATAAACGTAATCGTGTTGATGCTAGGGCAAAGTTAACAGAATCACAACGCGAAGAAGAAACACTTTTCTTTTCAGCATTCAGTGATTTCATGGTATTCATAAAAGATAAAACGAACGCAACAGTTTTACATCATCCCGAATTAGAAGCAGATGATTTAGTACAAGCTTGGATTTCATTACATCCAGATGATAATCACGTGCTAGTTTCTGGTGATACAGATTTTCATCAATTACTAGCGGCAAATGTTACGATATATGATGGCGTCAATAAGCGTACATATACTTTATCTGATGTTACAGATGAAAAAGGAAAACCTGTTATCAATAAGAAGACAAAGCAACCGTTGGTGGTCAATCCAGAATATTCTTTGTTTAAAAAAATAATTCGCGGAGACACGTCGGACAATGTATTTTCGGCATTTCCAGGAGTTCGTGAGACAAAAATTTTAGAAGCATATCAAGACAGAGATAAAAAAGGATATGCGTGGAATAATTTTTTCATGAGCAGATGGACCGATCATAATCAGCAGGAAATTCAAGTGAAAGATCGTTTTGAACATAATAAAACGCTTATTGATCTTACGGCACAGCCACAAGTTATACGCGAATATATGGAGCAAACTGTTCTATCGGTATATCAAGAAAATAAGAGCGTGAAAAATATTGGTTTCAGTTTGCTCAAGCTATGTGGAAAATATGAGCTAAATTCCTTGGCAGAAAATTCAAAAGAGATCGTAGATATTTTGTCAAAACGAATACTTCCAGACTAATATACCTCAAATAGTTCCGCAGTATAGTTGCAATGCAATATTTACAAACCATTATAGATCAAAAGAATATTAAGAAATATATTGCGCTGCGATAAAAAAGTGTATATAAAACAATGACATACTCCATTTTCTTATTGCTATAGACTACGATTTCATATAAATATTATATGAGAGTGAGTGATGACCGTAAAGTTGTTATAGACACTCTCTTAACTTTAAAGGAGATTATAATGGGTACCATCGGAACACTTCTTTTGATCGTTGGCGGAGTATTGCTAGGGATCGTCGTATTGAAGAAACTCGGAGTTATGTAATTCAAGTATAAAGTAATACAGTAATAACTGTGGCCGCCTCAGTGCGGCTACAGTTTTTTAAATTGACTTCTAGTAGAATAAATTGCTACTATCATTAGATGATCTCTAAAAAACTCACAAATAATACATATCTTCTTACATCTCAATTAGGTCATCATGTTGCCTTAGTCTGGAAACGAGACAACTCATTTATTTCGAGTCACAAATCAGATCGAACATATGAAAGTCTACAAGAAATTGCAACTGAATTCGCAGAAAACTTAACCGAAAAAGTCATCGAAAAAGAAGAAGGCTCGAATAAGCTTTTCAACTATCCCGTCAAGCATGATACCCAATTTGATATATCAGAAAATCCATATCCAACATATTCTTCTAAAGAAGGATCTAAAGTTGTATTCGCCGCCGGATTTTGGGTCATTCATTATAATGGCGCGTACAGAGTGGGTTTATCGCCAAAAGTTTCAACGCTCGATGAACAATGCCAAGGACCATTCTTAGATAAATTTTCCGCAAATGTTTCTTTAAATCAATTAATCAAGCGTAAAGCATCAGAAGAAATTTTAACAGAACATAAAGAGGATTAACCGTGGGAAAATTAATTAGAGAATCAATCGCAGCGGCATTTATCGTAACATTTTTTTATGCTTTGTTCATGCCATTACCTATGACAAAATATACTCTTTCGGATGGAGAGCATACAATCGTTTTTCAGTCTATGATTCATATAGCACGTCCAGATTTTTACAAAAGTGTCGAAACCGATGCTAAATCATATGCTGATAATGGATATACTTTTTTGTACGAGGGTATTAGAGCAGGTAAAGTAGACAATTCACATAATGAAGCGGACATTCCGTCATACGATATTTCAAGTTACATGCTCGGATTAACAAGTCAGTCGAGCAATCAATATTTTTCATTCGTTCGATCTATTCCAAACAGCGCAGATGCAGATGTTGATGTCGATTGGATTTTAGCACAGTATGCAACACATGGTATAGTCGTTAAAAAACAAACTCCGATGTCTAAAGAAGAGTTAACAAATCTTATTAATAACATTAAAAAGCATCATAGGCTGTATGCTGCTATTGGCGTTCCATTGTCGCGTGTCGCAGCAAGAGTAGGGCATCTTAAAGTCGAGTTTGCTGAACTAACCGATTCATATTCTCCGGCAGATCAAGTAATTCTTGTAAATCGCAATAAAGTTCTATATGATGCAATTGTTAATAGTCATGCCGACAAGATTTATATCAATTATGGTGCGGCACATTTTCCAAATTTTTATTACTTGCTAAAAAGTCATAATAGTAATTGGCATATTGTAGATGAAGATAGTTTCGGGGCTTTTTAAATGTATCTATTTGATCCAGAAGGTTATGACAAATATGATATCGGTTGGGGAGCTAGACTCTTCGGCATAGTTATTGTATGCATCGGAATTATTTTGATGATTGTAGCTATTGTATTGGGATTAAAGTGATTGAATATGTTAAAGCTGTTCTTTTAGTTTTATGTTGGATATTTTTTGTTATAAGTACGGTTACAACACTCGATTCACGTGAACAAGATCGACCCAACTGGCCATTAGTAACACTTATATTATTGGTCATGATATATTTTGCATGTAAATTATTTTAAGGAGATATTATGTTAGACTATCCAAATTTAAGTTTGTTTTTAGACAAGCATCGCCTTGCTCAGACCAACAATTCGAAAGACGTAAGATTTACTATCGAGGAATTGAATGCTACGGTTCACGATATACATAACCTTATGGCATCGGTGTCATCAAAAATCGACGATCAAACAGAATTGAAAAATCTTTTGAAAACTTTATTGTTAGAACTGAAAGATTTGAGTCAAGAAGCAACAGACGGCGGAAATTTTAGTTAAGATGATCTTCTGGAATTAGTTTAATATTTCCGTCTTTACGACCTATTATTTTCTTTTCGCCAGTATCGTCAAATTTAATGACATAACGATCTGCGTCGGGTGTCTTAATAATCTGTGCTAGTCTATTATTATACAAAAGTTGACTGCCTACACTCAAATTTCTATAGTCATACATAAGATCGTCTATTTCATCTTGTGACATTCTCGTGGGTGAGTTTGGCTTGCAATCGGGGTCATCTTTCAGAACTTCATCCCAATTAATGTCTCCCATACCGTCGTTGTTGGTGTCAGCAAAAGCCATACCAGTTAATGAGCCTAGAGCAACACTATGCGGATCTGGCGGCGGCATATTTTGTTTTGAATTGAGATGTTTTTTAAACTCATCTGACCAATTCAATGACTTAGGTTTATCTTTACCTTTAAACGGTATAACTTCACCCTCATTGAATAATTCTGATAACTTCATCGTAAACTCCATTGACTGTTAGTATTTAAACATATTATTACGAAAAATAGATTAACGGTTTCAAGCAGTTGAAATAGTTATAGTGAGAATTTGCGAGATAAATACAAGTATGACATATATAGAGAAAAATTGTAAGAATTGTGGGGAAGTATATCGTTCTGGTAGGCAAAAATACTGCTCTAATGAATGCGGCGATGAGTATTGGTATAAACAAGGCATTCTAGAAATAGAACAGAAATATGCCGATAAACTAGAAGGATATGATTATGTAGTGTGCCCCGAATGTAAACGAAAAGTTGGCGAAATAACACTCGCACATGCGCAAAATCATGGATACAATACAATCAACGAGTTTTTAGTGAAGAATAGTATGAGAACCGGAAAATGTCAACGCCTGTGCGATGTTCTCAAGGGAGATAAAAACCCGGCCATTGGTCATGGTGGCAAATTATCGCCATTTAGCAGAAATTTTGTAAAATATGCCAAGTTAAGTGAAGATGAAAAAGATAAAAAAATCGAAGATATACAAAAAATAGCAGTTGCTGCATTAGATAATAATGGTCGATCAACGAGCATTGAATATTTTACGAGTAGAGGATATACTGAAGAAGGGGCAGCTATTGCATTGCATGATAGGCAAGCAACATTTTCTTTAGAAAAATGTATTGAAAAGCATGGAATAGAAGAGGGAACAAAAAGATGGCAAAAACGACAAGATAAATGGAAAAAATCTTTATCGGCTAGTGGAATGAAAGCGGGATATTCAAAAATTTCGCAAGAGCTTTTTGAGGAATTAAAATTACAGACATCCTTAGATTTATTATATGGTACTAATGAAGAAGGCATCCAAACGATTAATAAAAAAATCTGGGTAGATTGTTACTATGCCGATAATAAGGCAGTCATCGAATTTTTCGGAGATTATTGGCATGGAAATCCAAAAAAATATTCTGCTAGTGATCGTGTAACTAACAACAAATCATCGATCTCTGTTGCTGAAATATGGGAAGAAGACAGACAACGAATAGAAGCATTGGAAAATGTTGGACATCGAGTTCTCATAGTTTGGGAAAATGATTTTTGTAAATCTAGAGAAAAAACTATAAACACATGTATAGATTTTTTAAGAGGAAAATAAAAATGTCTGATACATACGTTCCCTTTAAACGTCCTGGTACTAAAACAAAATACTCCAAAAAAGAGATAACCGAATTGGCGAAATGCGCCACGGATCCAATCTTCTTTATTGAGAACTTTGTTAAAGTACAGCATCCCATTAAGGGATCAGTTCCATTTATTCTTTATGATTATCAGCGAACTATGGTAAATAATATTCAAACATTTAAAGATAACGCGCTACTACTTGGGCGTCAAGCCGGAAAAACTCAGACTGTTGCGGCGTACATTTTATGGTTTGCTACATTTCATAGCGACAAGACAATTTTGATAGTTGCAAATAAATTAAAGCAAGCTATAGAAATTATGGATCGTATTAGATACTCATATCAGGAATTGCCGGACACTATTCGAGATTCCGCTACCGAATTTAACAAAACTTCCATTGTTTTTTCTAATGGCTCCCGAATTGTTTGTAGAGCAACTACCCCTGATGCTGGTCGTGGTCTCTCTATATCATTATTATATTGGGATGAAGCCGCATTTGTTAGAGAAACTATGGCAGAAGCATTTTATACTTCTATTCAACCAGTATTATCAACTGGTGGTAAAGCTATTATATCATCAACGCCAAATGTTGATACTGATATATTTGCACAGATATGGCTAGGAGCAATAGACACAATCGATGCGAATGGAAATGAACGAGAAATTGGCAGCAATGGTTATAAAGCATTCAAAGCAATATGGTCCGATCATCCAGATCGTGACGAAGAATGGGCAGCAGCAGAGCGAGCAAAACTTGGAGAAGAAAAATTCCTACGCGAACACTGCTGCGAATTCATCGGTCTCGAAGATTCTTTAATAAGTCCGTATGCTCTCAATCGCCTCAAATCCGCACAGCCAGTATTCACATTAGGAACTGTTCGTTTTTATAAAGACATTGATCCCGCTAAAACATATATCGTTTCTTTGGATCCATCTTCTGGTTCTGGCAAAGATTTTTCTACTATACAAATATTTGAGATGCCGTCAATGATTCAGGTGGGCGAGTATATGTCTAATAATTCTCCGCCGAGAGAACAGATTCGCACTTTACAAAATATCTTAAAGTTCATCAGACAAAAAATGTCTAATGTTAGTAGAACCGACGATTCGGATGTTGAGCCGAATATTTTTTGGTCGTTTGAAAATAACGGCGTGGGAGAAGCTATTATATCGCTCATTTTAGAAATTGGCGAAGAATATTTCCCCGGAACTCTCATAAATGAGCCAATTCGCATGGGTCATATCAAAAAGTTCCGTAGAGGACTTAATACAACCAATCGAAATAAAGTCACGGCATGTTTAAAGATGAAAACATTTATCGATACCGATAGAATGCTTATTAACTCGCCGGGTTTGATATATCAGCTTAAAAATTTCGTCGCGTCCGGCGTCGGATTCGCCGGTAAACCTGGCGTTAAAGATGACTTGGTTATGGCGACTATCATAGCACTACGAATTGCTGAAATTTGCAAGGAGTGGGGCGGATTTGACCCGGATGTTCTCAGAGAAACACTGGATGAGGATGATGATGAACCCCCAATGCCTATGATTTTCATATCTTAATAAATAGAATATAACACAATGCTTAATAGGATTATCTAATGAAACTCGGCACAGAACTCTTTAATTCATTAAAAGGATTCGGTTATTTGATCGAACTCTATACCGAAGATGGTAACGGTCCTATCGCTAATCCTGAATTGGCTGCTTATATCTATGCTAAAGACAAAGCATCACAAGATTCCGTTATGCTTAGATTGCCGGAAAATGAATCCAATGAATATTCACAAGTCGTAGTCTATAAGTCTGAAGGGATCGACGATAAGCTAGAAAAACTTCTCAAAACTATCAAAAGTATCACTATTTCATATGGTAGCACAGTAACTATTCGTGAATTCGGCAAAAATATCGAGCCAAAAGACCTAGCATATCTTCCTAAAGCTAAACAAGAGATGGAAATTAGCTCTATGAATGAAAGCTATAAAAACAAATACATAGTTTGGATTAGCGGCGGTCACAGACCCGATGCAAAACAAACAAGTCGCTTAATCGATGCTGATTCTGAAGCGGGCGCAAGAAAGAGAGTGATTAAAAAATATCCATATTCAAAAATTCATTCTATAGAATTAGCACAGGGAACTGACGTAAATGAAAGTCCTATGTTTGACTCGGCTTTATTCGCAGTCAATCCAGAAACTGGCGAACTAGTCAAAAAATTCTCTGATAAAAAATCAGCAGAACATTTTAAACATGCTCATCCGAATGTAGCCCTTGTTAATCGAGATACATTTAATAAAGATTACGGTTGGATTAATGATATGGTCGAAGATGCCAGCGATAAATCAGAAGGGCACGATCCCGTAGTTACACAACCTTGGTACAAAAATACAATCAGAGAAACAGAAAATTATGTTGCAGCCAACGTTAGATTTGGTATTGTTCTTCAAAATAAACATACTGGAAAAAATGTATTTCTTCAAGGCGATGATGCAACAATGATGGATCATGAACTAGCACAATTAGAGAATGCATCTGATGAAATCTTCGATCATTATGTATCACAATATGAAACTGTTATGGAAGATGTTGTTCCATTTCCGTCACACAAAGTTAAACCAAAAACTTTAGCAAATGTTTCTGCTACTGAAAATCCAGGAAGTATCAATTACAAACTACAATGGGAACGTCCATATAAGTCACATGAACCCGAAGAAGACAGTAAATTAATGAAAAAGAAAACTCGTCGTAACAAAAAAGTAGAAGATGATTTGAAAGAAGATGTAGTTCCGTTCAAAGGTAAGCCAGAAAATGATTTAAAATGGTTTTCGACAAGTTCGGGACGCATCGAAATGCAAATTAGACTTAGTGATGCCGAAAGTGTACATCATGCAGGTGATTGTTACGATGAGATTGCTGCTCTTCTTAAAAAGCCATATATTAATGAGCAGATATCAAAATTAAATCCTGAAACAATTGCACAGGAATTAAAAGAATACGGCGCTTGGGATGCGGTAGAACTACTAGATGAAAATATGAATAAAGTTCGTCTATTGTGGGTTGCATGTGGAGATATTTCTGATCGTGTTACATCTGGTGATTATGCGGAGTCCATTGATGAGAATACGGTTGCACTTAAAAAAATTCCTGGTAGTACATTGCCAGAAGATGAACAAGATTTGCTCTATCGTTTTGCCGAAAAATATACTAGACCGGCAGAATATCCATACTCACGCGAAGAAATAGATATTCGGTCAAGAGACGGCGATATAGAAGTAGAAAATTTAAATCGCGGCATGGGTATATCTAGATGGAGACGCCTAGGAAATGAAGATATGCTACTAGGCAAAGCATTTCAATGGGAACAGGATTCTAAATCAATTACAGAAGCCGCAAAATATCAAAGATACGGTACATCGCGCTCTTCATATCATGTAAATCCGAAGGCAAAAAATGCTCGCGTAATCATTCGTCACTCTAAGAAAGTAGTTGATGAAGGACATGGCGCACGTTCACGTAATGTTAAGTCATTATATGTCGAAAGTTTAAATGGAGAACGTAGACTAATCGAAACAAAGAGCCTTATGTGCGCCAGAGCTATTGCGAACCATGTTAATTCCGGTGGGTCATTATTCGACGATACATCTAACAAAATTCTTACCCTTTCAGAAGATATCAAAAAGATTCGTGGTCTTAAAAAGAAGTATCCAATCTCTGAAGATGAATCTAATGTAAAACTACATACTTCATTTAACAGTATTTTAGAAGGTTTGTCAGATTTTATGAAAGAACTTAATACTTCACGCGCAAGCACACTCGCAGAAGCATTAAATCTTTCGGAACCAAACGTGGTATTTGCCAAGACATTTTATAGCGAAAAGTTGGGTGAGAGCTATCAAGATTTTGCAGAATCATTGGCACGTGGATCGGTACTTTATACGAAATCTAGAAAATTCTTGCCGAGATAACTGTTATGAAGATTTCGGACCTACTAGAAAATCACGAGCAAGTTTATTATCACGTAACTCCAAAGAAGAATATTCCCTACATCCTGAGAGACGGTCTTGTTCCAGGAATTGGTAGAAGATCATCGAAGTTGGGAGAGATAAAAGAAAATATATATTTGTTTAAAACGCTCGATGATGTAGAAGAAGCAATTATGAACTGGATGGAAGATGAATTTGAAGATGATCTTCTTGCTATTTTAAAAATCATAGTGCCTAGCACATTTACAGGGATACATCAACATCCACACGCAGCTTGGGAATATATCACTGATAAAACTATCCCCACACAGTATATTTCTGTTTTACAGGATGTTTAAATGAAAATCTCAGAACTCTTAAATGAAAGTTTCCTCGGACCAAATTCAAATAAAATTTATAAATTGCTGAATGATGCTTATAGTATTGGGCCATTTGACGGTGGTTGCGTTATTTTTGCTAGAGCATTGCAAATCAAGTTTGGCGGAGATATTATTGTTCTATGTAATAGAAATATTGCTCATCATGCTGCATTACATCTTAGTGGTGGCGATCTTATAGATGCCGATGGAAAAGGTTCAGCAGAAGATGTTATTGATCGTTTTAAAAATAATGAAGGTGTATCTATTACAAACATTCGAGCATTAACAGATGCTGATTTACCAGATGCTCCTAGAGATGAAAAACTATCCGCGCAAATCGCAGAATTATTAAGATAATTTCTTACCTAAAATAGTTTCATAACCATTCAAATATCCGCATTAAATAAATTTGACTATGCTATCTGAGAAGTATTATAGTCTCAATATTATAGTTTGTATGTTCTATAAAACATTCTTAAATTAACTCAATAGAAAAAGGGAAAACCCATGTCAAATAAATTATCCGAACTCCGCGCTAAGATCCATGCACAACAAGAGAAGGCCACATTCTCAGGAAAGAAAACACAAGACGGCGCCAATTATCCTTTTTGGGATTTAGCAGACGGTGGAAGCTCGACTATTCGCTTCTTGCCAAACGGCGCCGAATCAGGTGATGGTTTCTTCTGGGTAGAAAAGCTAATGATTAAGCTACCATTCGCTGGAATTCGTGGTAAGAATACAAATCAAACAATCGTTAATGTGCCATGTATGCAAATGTACGGCGAAAAATGTCCAATTCAGGAAGAAATCAAGCCTCTTTGGAAGACCGACGAAGATACTGCTCGGGTCTATTACAAAAAGAAGTCATTTATTCTTCATGGTTTCGTTCGTAACAATGGCGTGAAAGATGATGTAACTCCGGAAAATCCAATTCGTCGCTTCAATGTCAATGCAAAGTTGATGAAGATGATTCAAGCAGGTTTAATGGATCCAGAAATGGAAGATATGCCAACAGATTTCGTAAATGGCGTAGATTTCTATATCAATAAAACAACGCAGGGTAAGTGGGCCGATTATACGACTTCAAAGTGGTCGCGTAAGTCTTCGTCATTAACTGATGCCGAAGTAGCTGCACTCGAAGCATTCCCACTCGCTGATTTGTCAACTTATTTGCCGAAGAAGCCAGATGAACAAGCACAAGCAGTTATCATGGAAATGTTCTGTGATAGTATGGCTGGTGAAGCATATGACGCAGAAAAATATGGCAAGTTCTATAAACCATACGGTCTAGATGACAATGATGGTGAAGCAAAGTCTGCAACAGCAGGTTCTGGAACACATACAACTGTTTCTAAGAAGTCAGTAGTTGTCGAAGAAGCCGATGATTCATCTGATGAAGTTGATGAAACGCCAGTTGCACAGCCAGTAGTTAGAACTGCTACTGCAACAACATCTGCTGGTGGACAAAAGCAATCAGTCCAGGATTTATTGCAACAACTCAAGAACAATAAGAAGTAATATTGAATGAGATGCGGTTGGGGTAGGCATTACTACTCCAACCAATTCTTTTAGGAGAGAATTTATGACCGAAGATCAACTAAAAGATATGATTTATTTTATAGAAAAAGCAGCATCTATGAAAAATGATATTGTTGCTTTAGAACAAGCTAAACTATTAATCGATGCTGAAATTATTGCGCGTCTTAATAGCAGCAATAAAGATACAGCAATAAAAACAACTGAGTGGGAGGCAATGTAACATGGCAAAAATCACAAAGACTATGGATTTAAGTAAATTTAGAAAATCACTTACCAAAAGTATCGATGGTATTAGCATCGGATTTCGTGATCCGACAACTTGGGTTGATACAGGAAATTATGCATTGAATTATCTCATCAGTGGAGATTTTTTCAAGGGAGTACCACTGTCAAAGGTCACAATTCTAGCTGGTCGTAGTGGTTCAGGCAAATCATATATCACAAGCGCAAATCTTGTTAAGAATGCACAAGCACAAGGAATTATGTGTGTCATCGTTGATACAGAAAATGCTATCGATGAAGATTGGCTTAAAAAGCTAGGCGTTAATACAGATGAAGATAAATTGCTTAAAGTTAATATTGCAATGATCAATGATGCAGCACAATTCATTGATATGTTCGTCAAAGGATATAAAGAACAATATACAGACGTGCCAGAAAGTGATCGTCCTGGTGTGCTTTTTGTTATCGACTCTCTAGGAATGCTCTCTGATCCAGTTGCACAGGAACAGTTTGCATCGGGCAATGTATCTAAAGGAACTTTCGGAACTAAAGCAAAGGCAATTAAAGCACTCATTACACAGTGCGTTAATTTAATTGCTGATTGGAATATTGGATTAGTCTGCACTCAGCATACATCGGTGTCACAGGACCCCTATTCGCCCGACGACATTATAACCGGAGGCGATGGCCAAATCTTCGCTGCGAGTATTGTAGTTGCTATGCGCAAGGGTAAGTTGAAAGAAGATGAAAGTGGCGCAAAGGTAAGTGACGTTAATGGTATACGAGCTATGTGTACTGTGTTTAAGTCACGCTTCAATCATAAAGCACTATTCAAGAAAGTAGAAATCAAAATTCCATTTGAATCTGGGATGGTTCCAGAGTCTGGTCTTTTTGAATTTTTCTTGGATGAAGGCATGTTGAAAAAGGATGGCAACCGTTATTCATATAATGGTAAATCTGGTAGTTTTCTGGAATTTAGAAAAAATATTACCAATGACCAGTTTGTTATGTTGATGGGAGACTATCCTGCTTATGCAGAAGCGCATAATAAGGCTGTTGCCGCAGCAGAAATCGAAGCTCCAGAAGATGATGAATAATAGACTATGACTAAAAAATCATTAACAAAAACTAATTTTGCGATATTTGATAATACGGAGAAAAAACTCTGTGATTATGGTTGTCAAAGTAATGCATTATATCGCAGAATTGATTATCAAGATAATGAAAAATTTTGTTGTAGTATAACTGTGCATAAATGCGCGAGTGTTAAAAAAAATATGAGTGCCGGGAAACTAGAAATAAATCCAAAAACTGGGAATACTTACGCAAAGGATATTGCTGTTAAAAGAAGTAATGCTTTACAAAATAAAATAGATGAAGAAACAGGATTGCCGCATTATGAGGCAGTAGGCTTAAAAATATCTAAAATGCTAGATCCTGAGGTATCTAAACGTGTTGTTGCAGATCGAGTAAAATTAGGCAATGAAATCGATGTAGCAACTGGATTAAAAAATGCAGTATTATGGGTTCAAGAAAGAGATAAAAATTACAATAGTCTTAATCCGCTAGAAAAAATGGTAATACGTCAAGATAAAGCAAGTAAAAGAAATAATACGATGCGAACAACTCTCGTTGAATACAATGGTGAAATAGTCTCACAAGCAGTTGCACATCGTAAAAAAATTCATAAGACACTATATGAAGACTTAGATGTTAATGGAACCACATTATATGAAAGACAACAAAAACAATACAAGGGTCTTCTTTCATATAAAGAAACCAATATTTGTTATCAAAGTTCATATGAATTAGAATTTTTAGATGATGTTTGTAGAGAATGGGGATTAGAGTGGATGAAAATTCATGTAACCCGTCCAGATCCTGTTAAATATTTTTGTCCTATTAAGAAAAAAATTCGTAATTATTTTCCTGATTATATGATCTGTGATGAGTTCGGTGGTAGATGCATATATGAGATTAAAAGCGGTTGGATTTTTAATAAAAATGGCCGTGATTTTTTACTGCAAATGCATAATGCAGTTAAATTATATGCTGCGGTCAAACATTATAAGTGTGATACTGGATTTTTTATTATTGATGGCTATATGCATGAAGTGGCCAAAGAAATACCAGAAGAATTCAAATGGTAGTCTCATGGGCACAAAAAATAAAAAGTAATCCTTCTGCTATTGCCGATGCAATTATTTATTATTCTAATGAATATACAAATGCTAAAAAAGATATCGAAATATCTTTATATAAACTAGAAAGAGAAAAATTAGGTACAAGTCACATTTTTGAGCATCGTTTATCTCAGTTACAAGACCTCGATGCTATTTTAAAAATACTTAACGTTAAGGAGTCAAATCTTAGACGAACATTATATAAAAAATTCATAGAAACTATACCTAACTCAAATATTGATTATCTCATTAATTTAGACGATAATGTAAAATCATTAGAATCAACAATAAATGAACTTGCACTGATTAGAAATTTATATCTGGGTATACTCAAAGGACTACATATAAAAAGTGCTTCTGTTAATCTTTGTTCTAGACTTCGTAAAGATGATTTATATATTGTGGTAAATTATGACTGATCGCATAAACATATTTGTATACGGCTCTCTTTTTGGGAAAAGAGCAGAAATTATTGATGCCGCTATAGCACAAGGTCTAGCCGAACATAAATATCAGGCACAGACTACTAAGAATTATGATTTATTAGATTTTGGTACGTTTCCAGGTATGATATATGGTAATTATGCTATTGGTGGTGAGATTTTTTCTGTAACGCCAGAAGTTTTAGCATTGTTAGATGAATTCGAAGGTCATCCTAGACTATATACGAGACAAACTATAACTCTTTATGTAGATGATCTAATTGACATTCCGAGTGAAAGTAAGATAGAATGCGCAGACGCATATATTTTTAATATGGAAGATGACGGGAAGCTTCTATTAGATGTCATACGAAACGATCATCCGAATAGAGTATCTTGTGTAAGATCGCTTTCAAAGAGTTTAAAAATTTGGTGGGATTAATAACAATAGGAGCAACGAATGACTAATGCTGTCGTAGGAAATATGCTGGTTGACTTGTGGGAAGCCGTAAGAGAACATATCCCAGAAAAAAAGCGTGAAGATGTTGCTGCTGCTATGATCGAAGTCCTTCTCGATCATGATTTTATCGAGGATATTAAAGAACTAGAAGATGCTATTGGCACGGACATTGATTTGGATGATGCTATTCGATTAATTACGGAAGAACATGCAGAACCTAAGATAGAAGAAGAGGCGGAGTACGATGAGTAAGAAAAAATTTGAATATGATGTAGTAGAAGTTGCAGGCCCGTTAGTTAACTTGCCGAAGCAATTAAATGTATTGGGTGAAGAAGGTTGGGAATTGATTACTATTCTACCTGGAACATCTAAGAGTTTTCTCCTTCTCAAAAGAGAGAAATAATGCTCGAATTTATTGCTAATCATCCCGTTCTTAATATATTATTGATTATTGGCATTGCAATATTATTCAGAATAGCTAAGATTAAAGGATATGGAAAATAAATGTCCCTAGATAAAGATTGGTATTATAAAGTAACAGCCGACTGGAGTGAACTTCCTGCATGTCTAGAATACTTTTCTAGTGAAGCAGTAGAAGCCCGTAAAGAATTAAGCATGAAGGGTCGCCTAGAAGAACACGCCGCCAAAATTCCTGT